CGCCGCCAGGGATAACCGCCTGTGCCATTTTGAAAATTCCTGCGATGCGAGCCAAGGTTCGGGAGACCACACACAGGACGTCGCAAGCTTGGCGCCATGCGCCCCTGGCATGACAACGACGGATATCTCTTTGTTTTATATGATGTTGAACGCGACGGGTTTGCGGGGGGCTTTTCAAAATGAGACCGCGCCGGCAAAAGGACTCGCGTTTCGCAAAGGAAATTTGCCGAATTGCGAAGCGGCGTTACGGCCGCCAGCCGCTCAAGACCAGAACCGCGCCGTTTTCACCCTGCTGCTGCTGGCTGGTGAGATAGAGTTTTTCGTCGCGCAACGCTGCGGCGCGGGGCTGAAAATCGCCGGTCGTCAGCGTGACGGTGCGTAAAAGTTCGAGCGTTTCGGGCGCAAGCACCCAGATCTTGCCCTTTTCGCCGATCGCGACCAGGCTTCGGTCGTCAACGGCGAGGACCGCGATGCGCTGATCGACATCCTGCAACCGCCGGACTTCGCCCGACGCCGGGTCGATGGACGCAACCAGACCCCGGTCATTGTCCCCGCCATGGCGCCCGCCGACAAAAATCCGCCCATGCGCCGCGACGATGGCCCAGAGCGAGGCGTCGGGCACATCGACGGTGCGCGCGGCCAGCGTCTTGGCGTCGACAACCGACAAGACCGGCGGCTTGCCGTTCGCCACCCAGACGGACTCGCCCGCCACGGCGAGCGCGAGCCCCCATTGCGGCAGGATCGGACTTTCCGCGCGCGCGCCGGTGCGGGGATCGACGCGGATGACGCGGCTTTCGACCGACGAACAGGCTGGAAGGGTCAGAACCCACAAAAATGCGCCGCCGCTGGCGATGGCCTCGGGACATCCCACAAGCCGGGTCAGCGCCCTGCCCTTGCCGTCCTTCGCGGGCTGCAGCCAGATTTTCTTGTCGGTTTGCACGAGCGTCGCAACGGCGCCCTGCGGCGTCACAACCATGCCGACCGGAAGCCGCCCAACCGTGACGCGGCGCTTGACCACGCCCGATTCGGGATCGAGTGCGGCAATGCTGCGCTGTCCGCTTTCAGCGACCCAGATCGCCCCGGGCGTCACGACCAGCCCTTCCGCCCACCGCCCGACCGGAAAGACGCGCGGCGTCAGCGACAGCGCATCTTCGGCGCGCGACGACGCGGGCGCAAGACAGAGCGCAAGCAGCAGCACGGACCGCGCCAGTTTCAGGAAATCGCCTGCGCGCATGGGCAACCGTCGCCATGTTGGATTTTTTTGGAGGCCTCGCCCGGAGTGCAAGCTTGTAGAGAATTCAATGACATAAAAAATTGTGGGACAGTTTTTTATATCGGGGGAACCTAGGGTTTCTTGTCTGATCCTGTCCCACTTTTTGCGCCCAAAAAAACGGGGCTGGCTTCCATGATAGCGGCCCAAGCCTGCATGATAACCTACATGATCACCTACAAGACAAGCATCTGGGCCGGTTTAACGAAAGCGTTAATGCGGAAACGCCGCGCCCTAAGACAATCATCTGGGCCAGTTTGCCTTTTTGCGCAAGTTCGCATGTTGCGCTTCGGTGAATTAATTAAAAGTGGAAAAGCCGACGCGCGCCCGGCCCAGATTTCAGTAAACCAGATTCCCGGTTCCAGCGCCTCAAGACAACCGACTTCCGTTTTCACCTCAATTTGTCGGCGGCGATTCGGAAGTGGCCCCAAAACGCAAAAATTCCGCCCTAAAATCCGCCTTTGCGCAATTTCGCAATTCCGCGCCCTAAAACGCAAAAAGAGCCGCGCCATCCCGAAGGACAGCGCGGCCAAGTCGAGAGGAAACGCCCCAAGGGGCTCTGTCCGTCCGCTGGAGGGCGGGCGAACCTTTTGAAGGGCCGGAGCCCTAATCTGGCACGTCGCCCTCGATGCGATGGGGCGGCGCCGGCGGCGGCGGGTTGAAATCCTTGAGCACGCGCGAGGCGTTGGCCTCGGCGATCTGCAAATGGCCGTGGTCCTTGCGGTCGAAGGACGGCTCGCGCAGCAGATGGGCGAGATCGTCGACGACGCGTTTCAGGCGGGTTTCGATCAGCATGGCGGCAATCCTTTCAGATCGGCCGGCGTCGCTACCGGCGCGGGCTTGTGCGCCGGTCGCTTGCGTGCGGCGATGTGGCGGAGGTCGGTGACGATGCGCCGGAGCTTGGCGTCATCGAGCGCGTCGAGCTTCCCGGCGACGCGCTCGAGCCGGTCCGCGCATTGCGCCAGCACGCGCGCAGCGTCATCCGCCGCAGCCTGGCGCATCAGTTCTTGAGCGTCGATCATCGTGCGGCGCCTTCGTTATGTCTGGTCTCAAGGATGCGGTCCAAGCGGTCTGTGACCTGGCCGAACGATGACCGCAGCGCGCTGTCTTGCTGGTCGATGCGCTGGATGATTTCCGCTTTCATCTGGTCAAGATGCGCGCGCGGGACGAATTTTTCGACGGCGGACACTTTGTAATCGGCGAGGTCTTTGCCGACCTCTTCTGCTTTTTTAACCGCGTCGCTCGCCTTGTCGGAAAGATTTTTGTAAAACCATCCGGAGATCGTCGTGAACAAGACGCCCACCGCCGCCATCCCGCTCGCATCCGACCATTGCCAGCCGCCGTCGCTCATCTGCAATTCCTTTCCGGCGGGACCAGCGCCCGCTCTTGTTCGATCGGCAGCGTCTCCACGACGCGCCAGTCGCCGCCGATGAGGTCGACGAAATTTTGGGCCATGGCGGCGCACGAAAAGACGACGGGTTCGCCCGGCGCCAGCGTGTGCTCGCGGAACGCGCCGGTGTGGCGGTCCTGGATGTAGAAAAGGCCGCGCGCGCAGGGTTCCGCGCGGGCGGTCATGAGCGTCGCTCGTCAAGGGCCTCGTAAAGCCCTCGCAAGGCACCGAACGCGAGCGCGAGCAGCAGCCCGGCGACACAAAAGGCGGTGATGAGCCAAGATCCGATGCGTCCCATGGACCGATCCTTTCCACCGCCAGTTATTGGCGCTCTGATGCCGCAAGGTGATTCCCGCGCGCCGCGATTGGCGCGCGGGTGTTGGCGCGTCAGGCGCTCGGGGCGGCCGGCGGGGTGACGAGCGCGGACAGCTTCGCGGTCTGCGCGGCGAGCTTGTCGGCGACGCCTTGGATGGCGCCGACATCGGCATTGGCCAGCGCCGCGGTCAGTTCGGCGTGGATTTCCGCGTTGTCGGTCACAACCTGGCCCACGACGGCTTCGAGGGCGGCTTCATTGGCGATGAGGGCGTCAAGTTCTTTGGACATGGTGATTGACCTTATGGTGAGGATAATGAGCCAGCAGCCGACGACTGCCGGCCAGATCAGGGCCAGTGACATGGTTTCTGTCCCTTCATTTTCCCGGCATGGGCGCCGGAAAGACCCATCATTTGCGCGGCTTTGCAATGGGCAGCGTGTCGAGCGCGACGCCGGTAAACCGCTCATAGGTGCGCAGGCCGGCGATGCTCGTCCAGACCAGCAGGAAGCTGTTCACGAGTGCGTCAGGCAGCGGCGGGAAGCCAACCGCGAAGGCTGCGATCTGATAGGCGAGGATGCCGGGCCCGGAGACCCAACCCATCGCCGGGCGCCAGCCGCCGTAGAAAAAATCAAGCCCGGTGGAGCCTGTCTTCGTCGCCAGTTCGGCGTTGTTCTGATCGACCTGCAACTGTGCGAAAGCGAGCGCGGTCTTCTGCGCATCCTCCAGCGCCGACAGCTTTTCGCTCGCCTGCGGATCGGCCTGCACCGCCGCTTGGATCACAGCCGGAGGCGCATCAGCAGGCAGGCCCAGCGTCGTCGCAAGTTGTCCAATGACGGATCCGGCGACATTGCCGATGATGCCGCCGACAGGGCCGCCGATGATGCCGCCGAGGATGGGGAGGCCCTTTTGCAGCAGCGTCGCGCCGAGGGCTTCGAGGTCTTTGAGATCAGCCATGGTCAGACTCCTTGAGAGGCAGACGTCAGCGCGGCGGCTGCGTCCTGGTGCTTGCGGATCGAGAAGAAAAGAAAGGCCGCGCCAGCAGCGAGCGCTAGGCCAAGGGCGATCAGGGCCCATTCGCCACCGCTGCCGAGGGCGGCGTGCGTCGCGGCGTTCGGAACAATGACCGGCGCGACCGAAGCGGCTCCGGTCGTGGCTGCCGCCGTGGCGGATGCGGCTTTTGCGGTCGCCTTGTGGGTTTCTTCTGCCGCGCGCGCGGTCAGCGCGCCCTTGAGGTCGGACAGCGCGTGTTTGGCCTTGGCGAGGAACGCCTTGCGCGAGGCCAGCCCGTTCAGGCCGCCGTTGACGCGATGCGTCACGCCCTCGATGTCATCGCGATCAGCGGGGGCGTTCAACCCGCGCTCGCGCCAATATTCGGCCCCGGTCAGAGCCGCGGTAGGGAACGTCGCCGCGCTTGCGGGAGCGCCGACAAGGTCGAGCCCGAGGGCTTTGCCGAATTTCTCATAGTTCGCGCGCCCGGTAAGCTGGATCAGGCCGCGCCCTTTGAAGCGCGCGCCGTCGCCCGGAAAGACGTTGCCGAGGTCTTTGCGACCCTCATAGGCGCGACCACTGGCGTATTCGGTCGTGGTCGCCAGCCCGGCGCTTTCGTGCGCGGTCTGTGCGATGAAATGCGCCAGCCTCAGTTTTGAGGATAGGTCCGCGCGCGCAACGCAGGCATCCAGCGAGGCCGCGAAACCATCGCGAACAGCCGGTTTCCCATGCGGCGCGACGGCCAGCAGGATTTTGTCCCAGTCAGCCATATCAGGGCCTTTCAGTATTATCGGTATGCGCGACCACCGCGCGGAAAAAAGCGGTCGATGTAATCGCTTGCCCTTGTCGCTGCGGTGGGTTCAAGCGAAGGAAATTCCGGCTTTGTGTCGCGTGCGGCGTCCAAGACCTTCACCATCCACTCATCGATGTTGCCGCAACGGTGCTCGTAATAAGCATCGATTGCCGCCGAGACCTGGTTCGGCGCCCAAGTCTGTTTCTTGCTCATCGGGAACCCTTAAATGTCTGAATCGTCAGGGCTGACACAACTTGCCGTCACCAGCCGAAAGCCCGGATGCGCGGGCTTGCCGGCCGCTGCGTCTCCGGTGATCCATTGGACGGCGGCCTGCATCATCACCATGGTGCAGAGCCCGACGCCCTGTTCGGGGAGCAGGCGTTCGTAGTGGCAGCGCGTGGGCTGTTCGATCGTGCAGAACTCCGCGCGCACCTTGCAGCCATAGACGCCGTTGCAGGGAGCGGCATGGGCCAGAGTTGCGGCCACGCACGCGGCGAGGATGAGGGCGGCGCGCCTCACGGCGTCACCGTGATCGCATAGCCGGCTGCCGCGCCGATGACCGGCGTGACCGGCAGTCCGGGCTCGTAGCCGCCCAACACAGACCCGATTACACTGCTGGCCGAAGCGCCCGAAAACGAGCCGCCAGCCTGCTTTGTGGTCAGCGTAACCGAGAGCGTTGGCAAGCTGCCGCTCACGGCCTGCACGACGCCCGAGGTCAGCCCGGTCCCGCTCAGGATCATGCCCCGCACCAACGATCCCGTCGTGACGCCAGATACGCTGATGACGTTCGAACCCGCCGTCGCGGTCCCGGAAATGCCCGAGGCCGCCGCGCTGCCCGAATTGTCGTACAGCAGTTGCCCGGTGACATTGGCCGATGAGATCAGGTTGCCGAAACACGGAATCGTCGGCGTTCCCGGCCCCACGCACGCGGCGGGAAGCGTGATCGAATAACCGGAGCAATTCGGCACGGCGGAAGCGAGTGTGGTCGGGTTGGTGTGGATCAAATAGCCCGTCGTCGCCGGGTAGGCCCGCTGGATGCCCGCCGTGGTGTAATCCACCTTGAGTGAGCCAGCGCCCGTCCCCGTCAATGCGACTGTGGCGGAACCTGACGTCGTACAAGTGCCCGGTGTTGGAATGGGGAGCCCGTTGACCGCGCCCGGCGTGCCTTGAAGCGTGATGTCACGAGACGACGACCACGGTTCACCATAAGTCAGGTAGGTCGAGCCTCCCGTCCACGTCCCGGTTGTTCTCCGGCATTGGACGGTCGTCGCGGCAACCTGCGTGCACGAGAACGCCAGCGACGGCGTGATCGTCATTCCCGCTGACCCCGACGCGGCAATCGGGTCGGCGCCATCTTCGAACACGTTGCCCGCGTTGCCTGACGGAACAGGATGCGGCCCGATGCGGAAGCCGGATACATGCTGCCCAATGCCAGCGTCGGCGCATGTCCCGTTCGCGGCGTTGAACTGCGCCGAGACGCCCGTAAACGATGCGCCAGTCTGGGTTGATGACAGGGCATAGGTGCCGGTCCCGCCTGAGCCGGTAGAACCCCCGGTCCCAAACGGCTGAACATTGCCGGAGACCAGCGCCGTCGAGCCATAGAGCCACATCCCCGGAGCAATGGTCCCCGGATTGGTCGTGATATTGATGATGTTGGAGCCGGATGTGGTGGTTCCGGCCAAGCCTGCGACGGATGTCGCGGCCCATTCTCCCGCGCCTCCGGTCCCGTTGAGGTTGGGTCCGCACGTCGCCAGCGACGTCGCCAAAGGATTGTTCATGGTGAACTGAATGTTGATGCAGCTCGACGCGCCGCCGCCCGGCGCCGTGCACCCGGCGTCGTAAGCGTTACCCGAGCCCGAATATCCGAGCACAGCCGAAGCAATCGTCGGTTCCTGATTGGGCACCGCCAAAGGCCACCATTGAGCCGCAGAATTGATCGCCATGCGACGCCCAAAACGCTGGCCGCCGTAGAAGCCATTGGACTCGTGCGGGCCGGCGCCCTGTGACGTCGGGTCGGGATACGATCCGCCGTAGACATGATTCCCGCCCGACAGGCCATAGTCGCGCAACCATGCCATGCAGCCGAGGATTTGGCCCGCAGTTCCGGTCGACACATTTTGCGAGTCCCTGAAATGCTCCAGAGACAGGATCGGCGTCGTGGACGAATAGCCTTTGAAGACGCTCGGATATTTGACGTTGAACAGATAGTCATACTTCTGCGACATCGACAGTTTGCCGACGCCATAGGCCGCGACCTCGTTGCTGTTCATCGTGCACTGGCTGAACAGCATGAGGTTAATGCCGGCGGGCACATGCGCCATCATCGCGGACAGCGTGCCCGTCGCCGGGTCGCCATTTCCGACATAGTCGATGCCGTCGTAAATGCCGCCGTAGCCCGTAGGCGCGACATCCACGATGTTGGTCCATGTCGCCGTGATCGGCCCTGCCGGGGGCGTGGTGAACGTGATCGAGACGCCGCCGTTGACATAGTCGATGGAGCACGACGCAATGGTGGCACCGGAGCACGTCGTACTCGTTGAGGTGTTCATGACCAGCGGGGCCGTGTCCTGTCCGAGCACAGCGCCGGTAGCGTCCTTGAATATCATGGTCCCGGCGAGCACCATATTGACCGAGGTCATGTCATTGTTCGCGCCCGCCATGGCGGGATACAGCCCATAGTTGACGGCGTTGGCGCTGGCGGCCACAAACGTGCCGCCCGGCTGCGTCGTCGACACCGCATACGTGCCGGCGCCACCCGCGCCCGTGGTTCCACTGGTTCCGAAGGGCTGAATGATCCCGACGGCCAAGTTGGTGGCAGACCCGATTGACATGCCCGCTTGCAGCGTCCCCGACCCGATGCCGGTGACGTTAATGATGTTCGATCCGGAGGTCGTGTTGCCGTTGATGTTCGACGCAGACGCCAGCACGTTCGCGGTGTAGGGGCCGGTTCCCGATCCCGCCAACCAGTTTTTGATCTGGAGATAGCCGTTGAGCCACACTTCCGCATAGCGACCGGAATAGGTGAGGTTCAGCATCTGGATCGGCCAGGAATTGCCGGTAACATTGGCGGTCAGCGTAGCCAACGATTGCAGATAGGCCGTGCAGCCGTCGCCCAAATTGACTTGGGTGGTGATGTTCTGACCGGGAACCGTTGTCGGCGTGACCGGCTGAAACGCCAGCGACCCTATCGGCACGCCGGCGACGGTCTGCGAGACGTTGTTTGTCTCACCGCCGAGCGCCCAACCCAAATTGCTCGTGGGAGAAAGCGTGTTGCCGGTCTGGCCCGTGCACAAATAGGCCATCTGGCTCTGGCCCTGCAACGCGACCACTTCACCGACCGAAACCGGGCCGGACGTCTGAACGAAGTTGGGTGCGTTCGAGGCCCGCACGGACACGTAATAGGGGCCGCCGGCCGGGACGTTCGGGACCGACCCGCTCCACGTCCCACCCGAAGGCGTAGCGATCGAGCCCCATGCGCAAGACAAGCAGCCGGCAAGCGGGGAGCCGCCCGGAGTCGCGGATACCTGCGCCTCGATTGCGGTCGGCGTCCCGCCAAGCGCGGTCGGGTTGTAGGTTCCCGAAATCGCGACTGGCCCGGAACCCACCGCAACTGTGCCAACAAAGAATGACGATACCGGGTAGACCGTCGACGGGCCGGTGTCGGTGATCGTCAACGCCGCGCCTTGCGCCGTGGGCGAGCCTGACGTGGGCGCCGAAGTGATGGGCGTCAGCGTATAGCCGTTGGGCCCCGAGTCTGTCAGGATGTTCGTTGATGGGTCGAGCTTGTAGAAACTGCGCACGGTCGCGCCGCTCTGCGCCTGGAAATAGGCCAGCGGATCGACCTGCTTTTTGCACATGGAGGCCAGCGGCGCGGTGTCGGGCGCGGAACCGACCTGCGGCCATTGCCACCAGATCATGCCAACATTGGACAGTTGGCCGCCCCAGTTGGCATATTGGCCGTTGGCGTTATAGTTGGTGCCAATCGTAGTAATGAGATTGCCGATGGCGGTGTTCGGGATCGCTGCTCCGGTGTTGTAAGTATAGAAGCTGTAGGTTAAGCCTACGCCGATGTTGCTCGTGGTGGAAATCGCGGGAGAGCCAGTCAGATGGTTGCCTTGATCGTATACGGCGATGACAAATTGCTGGCCTCGGATGCCCACCGGCACACTGGCGTCAGAACCCCACTGGCCGATTGCGGCGCAGAAATGTTGGCCCGGCTTGGCGGAAACGCCAGTGTAACCCAACTGCCCCATTGTCACAGTGAGGGATCCGGGCGTGGTGGGCGCGCCAGAGGTGAGCGACAGGCCGCTGAACGTCGTGCCTGGCGCGCACATTCCGGGCTGCGTGATGCGTGGGGCGGTGACTGTGGACCCAGTGACGGTATAGGAGCCCGAGGGGTAAACTGTGCAGCTACCCGCCGTGATCTGTGTCGCCGACAGAGCCCATAGGTAATAGCCCGGCGTATATCCAGCGCCTGCCGTAGATGCCGAAGATGTTGCTTGGTAGGGCACCCAGAACGGATAGCCAGAGATTGGCCCCTTGAAAAACACTTGTAGGTCGAGCGCAACCGGCGAACCGATGTTGGAGAGAACGATTTGGTGAGAGCCACTATTCCCACATGTCGAGTTCGTGCAGTTGGCTCCGATGGCTTCACCACCATAAGACCCGGTCAGCATGTTGGAATTGACGACGCCCTCGAAGACGAACACCCACGAGGAAATGCTCGTTGTTGTTGGTGGGACGTAGGTGGCCCCCGCCGGGACGACGAGGCCCTGATTGGCCGCGCCCGCGCCGGGCGCAACGGCTGCGCCGAACAACGCGGAGGGGAAGACCTGCGGCGCAATGGCCGTGAAGATCGAGATGATCCGCGCCCGGATGTCGCCGAAGATGCCCATGAGCTGGGCCGGCGCCGCGGTGGCGAACAGGCAAGCGGCGACAGCCAGCGCGAAGCCGGCGTTACGAATGAATTTCATGGGGGATGGCCCTTATTTGAAGGCGTAGGAGACGGTCGGCGCGTTTCCGCCCGAAACCAGCGTCGATCCGTTGGCGGTCGTGGTTGCCGCGACAGTGATGCCTGCGGAGAATTGCAGGCCGCCCGACAGGACGAAGCCGCCGTTAAGACCGGGAGGGCAAACCACGACATGAATGGGTGGTGTCGTGCCGAGCGTGACGTTCACCGCGAGGGCGTCAAAGATTTGAAGGAAGATCGCCGACGCGCCGGGGTTGAACCCGTCGATCATGCTGAGATTTCCCGCCCCGCTCTTGATCTGCTGGGTGGTGCTCATCGCGGCGTAACATCCGGGGGTCCAACCTCCACCCGATGTAGCCGAGAGCGCCACCGGCTGCGGGATGCCGTTGGCATTGCCTTGCACCGTAAGGGCCGTCGTCTGCGGCGTGCCCGGCGCACTCTGCGCCGCCACCTGATTGGTCGCGGTCGCCGCGCCGGCCGGCAGCGCAGAAGCATTGACCACGACGCCGTTGGTCGTTCCGGGTGTCGTCTGATCGATGCCAAATTTGCCGATGATCGCGGAGCCCGCGCCGAGAACGGCGGAGCCGAGTTTGGTCAGGATGCTGGAAAGCGTCGTGTTTGCGGTGGCCTGATTGGCCGCCGTCGCGCCGGCAGCGACGCTGGTGGCGATGGCCGCGAGATTGCCTCCCGCCTCTTGCGCCGCATTGGCTGACAGTGGCAACGCCGCAATGTCGCTGGCGAAGGTGACGGTCGTGGCGTTGGCGCTGAGCTGGACGCCAAGCGGACGCGTGTATCCGGTGAGGGCTCCCCCAACGACCGCGTTGAAAGTATAAGCTACGGGTGCATTAGACATTGGAAGTATCCTCAGTGCATGATGGCGGTGGCGAGCGCGTCAATCGGGTCGAGTTGGAAGGATGATGTTGAGCCGCCGCCCGAACTCGTGCCGAGGAGGGCCGCGATAGCGTCACGTTCAGCCTGCGAGGCCGCGCCAAGCATTGCGATGAACGCGGCATAGAGCGGCGACGGAGCCAGCGCGGGACTGCCCGCGTCCACCGGAAGCCACGACCCGCCAATAACCGGAAGCAGTCCGTTCCCGATTGCATTAGGGCAGACGCCAGATTGGGCGCCTGACACACCGTTCGGGCTGGCGCTGAGATCGGCGTCGAAAATCATGCTGCCCCGAGGGACAGCGCCGGTCAGGTTCATGGCCGCAACATCGAGCGCGGAGAGCGGTACCTGCCACACGCCCATTTCGGAAAATGTCATTCCCGCCGCACAGATGGCGGCTCCGACTGGCGATCCGAATGAAAATTGCGCGATCGCGGCTTGCGTGGTTCCCGCAGCCCCGGACGCAACCAGCGCGCCGTCTATGTAGAGGGCGGCGAAATCCGTCATGTGATTGTAAGTGATGACGAATTCGTGCGTGGTAAAATCCGTTTCCGGCGAGATCGAGGATGCTGAGCCGACAATGCCCGGCGTGCTGCCCAGATTGTAAGTTCCCTGATGGCGCAACCGGATAACGTCTCCCGTCGCATTCGTAGCGCCCATGACGCCGCGATACGTGGGAATTCCCGACTGTGACTTGACCTTTGCGCGCATCGAGAATGACTTGACATTGCCGCCAAGCCCCTCCGTCGATCTGCCCCAGATCCCGATCTCGTTCGTGTCGGCAATCGACATCTGCCAGGCGCCGGCCTGTCTTGGCGAAACCCACTGGCCACCCGTAAAGGCCGTGAACGCGCCAAGGTCAATTGCGCTGAACAGGCCGGCGTTGCCCGGATCGCCCAGGTGCTGCCCGTCGCTGGTATACGTCGATCCGCCGATGAAATGACCGCTTCCGTCGTCGAACATGCTCATCTGGTCGATGAACGGATAGCCGAGATTCGACAGTTGCCTGTTGAGCCCAAGCACAGCGGCATATTGCGCCGCCGTCATGGCGTTGTGCGGGTAGATGCTGCGAAGTACCGGGACCGCGCCAATCAGCTTGCACAGCCGGATGATCTCCAGAACTCCGCTCAGATAGTGTTGAATATTGTAGCCATCATTTGCGATGCCCGTTGCCAAGATCACATGCGAGGGCTTGTGGGGCGCTACGTCGGTCCAAAACCGTGCGATGCTGGTGTCGACGCCGGTCCCCGAAATCGAGCGATTGAACACCGTCCAGCCGGACGGCGCGAGCGCGGCGGCGAGCAGCCCGCTCCAATTGCCGGCGGGCGACGCCCAGTTGTTCTCGGCGGATGGCGTCGCCCCGCTGCCTGCCAAGCCGCCCGAGGAACAGAAAACGACAATCGTTTTTTTGTTGCTGTTATCCCTGGGCGCGAGGCTGGCTTTTAGCGCGGCGGAAACGTTGACTTTGCTCGCCTCCTGCGCGCCCGCTGTATCGAAATCGGCGCCCAAATTGCCAAGCGTGACGACGGAAACGCTCATGCCGCGTACCCCAAGACTGTCCCGAAGGAATCGGTGATTTGAACGGAAGCCCCGGCGCCGGACGTGGAGGCGAGACGACCCAGCGACGCGCCGAAGGCGTCCGTCAGGGACACATTGAAGCCCGCGCCCGCGCCGCCCGACGCCTCAACAGCGGCGATGGCGGCGGTCAGCGCCAGGGGCAGCGGAACAGGCGATGACGCGCGCTCGCCATCCACCGTGACCGTGTCGCCGATGCCGGAGACGCCGGTTGCCGAGGAATCGCCGGACGTCCGCGTGACGCCAGGATGGAACGCCAGGTTACCGCGGACCAGCGGGACGACGCCGGTCGGAAATTCGAGCCGGACGTCATAGTCGAGGTCGCCGGACAGTGCGCCCATGTCGGCGAGCGGCGCGGTGAAGACGGCGAGATTCGTGGTCGGGTTGAAACTGACCCGTCCGCCCGAGGTCGCGCCTGTCACCCATTGATAGGTCGGCGGGTCCGGCGCCCCCGGGAAGGTCCGCGCCTGCATGCGGATCGTCGCCGAGGCCAGGTCATAGACTGACGCGAATTGCGACAGGTCGCGCGTCCAGCGAAAGGTCGCGTTGTTCGACGCGCGCAGGCTGAGCTGGGTCATCGGGCATCCTTGCAGGCGCGCGCCAAAGCGCCGCGCGAGGCGGTGCGTAGAGGCTGCGAGGTCAGGGGATCAGAGAAGCTTGCGCGGGGCCGCGGCTTTACGAATTGGCGGGCCAGGCCGGGATCGGCGCCGGCGGCGTGTCGATCTCCGCCATGGTCGTGATGCTCCCGGCCTCGATGGCGGCGTCGAGGTCGTATTCGATATCGAAGCAGGCCTGCACATGCGCGCCGACAGCAAGCGCGACCGCATGGAGCGGCGCCGCCGCGGGCGTGATCCACCCGGACGCCGCCTTATACCTGACGGATGCTACGCCGCTCGCCTGCGCATAACGGTCCGCATTGGAAATCATGTTCTGCGACGCGCGCGAGGTGTCGATGCGCGTGCCGTCAACCACGATCCCGCCGGTTTCGATCTCGAACCGCTTCTGCGCGGCGTAGGCGAGGAGATCGGCTTTTGTCGGCGCGGGCGCTGAAGGCGCGGCGGGCGCGACCAGAACGCCGTCCGACAGCGTCCAGCCGATGCCTGCGCCCTCTTGCATCATGAGCATGAGGCCTTCCGGCGCTTCATATTCCCCGCCGTCCCATGTCAGGTTTTTTCCATCCGCCGAGACAACAGCAGACGGGTCGACGGCGATGGCATTGGCGACCACGCCGGCTTCGATGATTTGCGCGATGGACATAAGCCGCCCTCAATATTCGATGATGATGAAACCGGCGCCGCCTGCGCCGCCCCCGTTGCCGATGGCTCCAGCGTTGGCGCCGCCGCCCGGAAAGCTGCCATTGGCCCCTGCCGTGTTGAGATTGAGCGATGGGCTTCCGGCTCCGAACGGGGATTGGCCGCCAATTCCGCCGCCGTAATTGGCGCCGGTGGTATAAGCATTGCCCCCGCCCGCACCTGACAGCAAAACGGAGCCTATAGTTGCGGTGCCGCCTGCGCCTTGAAACGTGGATTGGAGCGCGCCCGTTCCTGAATAACCGCCGCCACCGCCGCCCGCCGAACAATAGGAGCCGAACGACGTTGTCCCGCCCGCGCCGCCATTGGTTGGCGTTCCCGCGCCGGCCGCGCCGGCCGCCCCGACCGTCACTGTGATGCTTGCGCCGGGCGTGACGGGGATATTGATGGCTTCCGCGTAGGCGCCGCCGCCGCCGCCAGAACCGCCCGACCCCGCGCCAAATGACCCGCCGCCGCCGCCACCGGCGCCCCAGCAGCGAGCGCGTTTGATCGATGTCACGCCCGCAGGGACCGTCCATGCGGTCGATGAGGGGAAGGGAATAATATTTGTCGCCGCCCCGCGCCCCGCCCGCGCGAACACGCTCGGCCCCATGACGGAAAGAAGGTTGAACTGCGCCCCGTCATATTCGACAAGACCGGTCACATTCGCGGGCCAGTCACCAGACGCGAGCGCGGTTCCGTCGGCCCAGACAACCGCTGTTGACGCGAGCGCGCCAGAGCTTCCGGTAACGATAATCGTCGCTGCGCTGGTATTCGCAGAAGACGATTTTTTGACAATGAACGATTGCCCAGCCGCGAGCGCGGAGATGTTGGGGACAGAGATCGCCAGTGCATTGGCCGACCCGGTGTCGGCGGCATAAAAAGGACCGTTCCCGACAACCTTGATCCAGCCTGCCCCACCTGCGTCCGGGTTGGTCCCGTTATTGTCGACCGTGCTGAGCCAGGAAACCGCGAACGCCGTCGCTGACGCGACAACGGCGCCCTTGGGATATCCGCCAATCGCCGTCTGAAACGCCGAATCGTAAGCAACCGGACCGCCGGCCTGCTGCCACTGCTGCCATTGCGTGACCCACCTCAGGATGCCCTGGAAATCGCGGCCATCCGGCGCTCCCCCGGCCGCAAAACACCACGGCGGGAAACCATCGGTGAGCGACGCCGCGCCGTCGGCAACGCCGATCTGCGATGGCGTCGGGATCGATCGGATATAGGCGCCCCCGGCCGAATTCGCCCAAGGAATGGTGAATTTCGCCGGGATGGAGGAAATCAGCATTGACAGATCCTCAGATGATGACGACGCGGGCGGCGACGCCGGTCGGCTTCGGGAGCACGCCGGATTGCTGCACGATGGCGAGTTCGATGTTCGAAAGCGGAAACTCGAAGGTGTAAGTCATGGTCATCCCGCCAAAACCTTCACCCATGTAGAACGGGCCCTGTCCGAACCCGACCGATCCTGGAGCGCCTTGAGAAAAGCCGAAATAAGGGACGGCCATGGGCGCGTCGGTGCAATAGCAATTGCCCCGACCCGGGAAGAGCGCCATCAGGATTTTATTGATGCTCGGGATCGACCCATCCGAAATATTTGCCATCGCCTTTGCGAAAATCAGCGTCCGGTAGGAATTGTCCGCCAGCCGATAATTGTTGTTGAGCGACTCGCCGGCGTAGAACGGCCCTTGGCCGAACCCGACCGAATTCGGCGCGCCTTGAGAGAAACCGAACCATTTGACGTCAGGCACGTAAAGCGTGCGCGTGACACCGACGATGCGGCCCCAGCAATCGAGCCCGTATTCGACGGCAGAGTCGATGTTCATGACCAACCGGTAGAACGCATCGATATTGGCGGACTGATCGACGGCGGCTGCGAAACTTCCAATGATCCCGATCAGGCCAGGACTGTTCGCGTATTGCGCGATGACGGTCTGCCAATAATTGAAGGGGACGATTTCGCCATTGGTTGGGACCCGCTGCGACGGCGCGGGCGGATAGTCAGGGCCGGTCTCGATAATTCCGCCGCTCATCCGAATGAAACCGCGATGTTTTGGGCCGTGATCGAGGGGACCTGGTTGATGTTGGTCTGGATTTTGAACAGGCCCGGCACAACCGCCCGCATGGGCTCCAGCGCGACGGTCTGAGGCGCGTTGACGGTATAGGTTCCGGTTCCGCCTGTTCCGGTCCCAAGCGCCGTGATCTGCGTTCCGGTGGCGATTCTGCCACTTGCGTCCATGATCGTCTGCCCGACAGCGAGCGCGCCCGATGCGATGGAAGAGACCGTCAGCGTGTTGCCCGAAATCGAGCCGCCAAACGTTGCCGCGGCGGAATTGATCGACCCAATTTCGATGGAGACGATCTGCATCCAAGGGCCAATGGCGGCGATAGGCGCGTAGTAACGGCTCGCCAGCACCTCGGACCCGATCCGCGCGCGCGGGCCGCCGTCGCCTCCGGCAAAGGCGGAAATAATGGCGTTCTGGATCAGGGCTGCGGCATTGGATGGGACGAGCGACGAATTGACGATGACGACCGAGAATAGGATCGGGAGCGCCGCCGGAATTTGGAAAGAAACCGAATATGCCGGATAGGGCAGAGCGTAGCCGTTTCCGGTATCCAGCACAGTCATGGTCGTGTTGCCGTTATAGGAGCAGCCAGGCCCCTTCTTTTTCCAGATCGCCTCAGCAACCGCCTGAGCGTCGCCGCCGACGACCGCGACATAGATCGAGTGCGGGACCAGCGAAACGCCGCCAGTGGTCGCGGCCGATCCGGTATCGTTTTCGACGGCGATGGCGTCGATGACATCGGCGACGGAAAGCACCGATCCGATGATGGACGGCAGGGAGCCGTTCGAATTCAGGGCAACCGAGAGCGCGCGCCGGGCCTCGAAATCGCTCCGGCTTTCGACCGGCCGCCCGATGGTTCCGCCTTCGCACGTCACATTGTCCCAGCCAGGGATCGACTGGTAAATCGAGACGGCCGTCGATGAGGGGACGGCGATGGCGCCGGTGACGGTGTTGGCGAAAGGCAGCGAGATCGAGCCGCCCTCGGGGATGACCCCGGCTTCGGTGCAGGCATAAGTGCTGCCCGATGCGTCCTGGATCAGCGCATTGACGGGGATGACGACGCCAGCCAGGCCGGTGCATGCGATCTGAAGAACGGTGGGCTGCGCGGGATTGCGCTCGATGAAATAGATGCGGGCCAGGGCGTCCTGATTGCGCCCCACGGCGTATTTGGGATCGAACTGCGACGCCATGAACAGGAAGGCGTCGTTCACATTCCCGATGATCGCGGTTTCGCTGGAGGCCAACTGCCCCTGCGGTGTGGTCAAGTCTGGATTGACGTCGCCGCCAAGCGCGGTGTTGATGTCGGCCTGCCGCGCGGTGAGGATATCGAGCTCGGCGGGCGCCTGAAATCCAGTGGGCGTCCAGATCGGCGCCGGAACGTTGGTCGTTGCCGTCATGGTCAGAACGCCGCCGCTGTGATGACGCCGTTGGCGTCCGTGACCTGAATTTGACCGCGAACGGTGCGGTCGGCGACGGAAGAGATGAAGCACTGCGCCGCGACGACGCCCGGAACCGTCATGGCGACCGCAACCATTTTCGCCTTGATCAGGGAAAGTGGCGGTCTGTGACCAAGGATTTGACCCCAATAGGGGATACCCTTCTTGGTGTCGTACCAGACCTCGCCAAGGAAAGCCCGGCAGGCGGAGGCTGCATCCTGCGCCAGCCGATAGGGCTCCGTCGCGACGGCTAGATTGCGTTGGGCATCGAGGACAAGGTCCCAGGTCGAGCGATCAAGAAGAATGGTTTTCAACGATCATGTCCCCGCATCTGGAACCGGGCCGCCGGCGTGCTTGTGCTGCTGCAGCGTCACCGCATCGCCGGTGCCGAACCCCGCCGTGATCGTGCCTGTCACGGTCAGGTTGCCGGTGATATTGACCGCCGGCGCGCCGACGATATGGACGCCGGCCTCATCGAAGGTGACGCTTTGGGGCGGCGCGCCGTTCATGTTGCCGAACCCGCCGAGATAGACGCCGTCGGCGAGGTCATGCCGCCGTCTCGATCCCGGATTGGCCTGCCCGGCATTGGCCTTGACCGCCGATATGTCGCGGTCGCAGATCGCCATCAGGCCCTGGTCGCCGACTTTCGGTTTGACGGTGACGTGGCCGTTTCCGCCCGACATCGACGTGACCGGGATTCCATGGATCACGCCGTGCGGCGTCGCGTTGCCGGCGCCGTCGACCTGGTTGACGAGCGGCTGGACGGAGACGATGAAATTCGGGCTTGTGCCGGTGACGGCGATGATTTTGACGGGGGTGGCGGTGCGGACTTTGGCGAGATGCTGGCGCACATGAAACGAATGCCGATTGAACTCCGAATTGGAGTCGGTGAGGCCGACCCATCCGGCGCTTCCATCATCGCTCATGGCGTCAGTCCCGGTTGGTGCGGCGTCGTGGCGACGACGGACGTAAACCACCGCCCCTGATAGACTTCGCTTTCAAGATCGTGCTCGACGCCGGTAACATTCCAAGTGCCGCATGCCGGCGTCAGGTCGCTTTTGACGGTGATCTCGGCGCCGGGGTCGAGCGATGGATTGAAGATCGATTTGACGACGATCGCGCTCTCGTTGAATGCCGGGTAGCCGACCATGCCTGTCGACGGGGAGATCAGGACCGGCCCCTTTTTTCGGGACTGGCCGCTGTTCCAGATCGCCAGCGTCCCCTTGTCGATGATGTGCTCGATGCCCGCATGCTGAGCCAGTGCGAGCACTTGATGCCACGGGGACCCGGCAAGATAGGGGTTCGCTATTTTGACGTTGACGCCATTGTTTTCGAACGAAAGGCCCATGGCCTTCGCCAACTTCCCCATGATCGTCGCAACATCGGCGGCGCCTTGATAACTCGTCGGCGGCGCCGATTTCACCATCTGATCTCCGCTGGCGACGGCCTCAAGGCGGAAGCAGACCTTCGGCTGCGACGCCGCGTCGGTCCACGCGTAAGTGATGTTCCCTTTGAAAACCAAATTCATGCCAGCGATGGCGTCTCCCGCCATGACGGAAACGGTGTTCTGGTAGATGTAATTTGTTCGCGTTCCCAGCGTTGTAAGCTGGTTCATCATCGATAAAGGGAGGCCGTAGATCGTCATCGCGAGCGTGCCAGCATGGCCGCCCCCGGCGTTGAGGATGTGAGCCGAAATGCGCAAGCCGGTCACAGTCGCCTTGTTGCCGCCGCCCTCGAAATTACCTTTTGCCAGATTGAAGGAAACGGAGATTTCTCGCTTGACGAAAGTCATTCTGCGACGCCTTCAAAGAAAAAGCCGCCCGAAGGCGGCCTGATTGATGCGAATCGGGCGAAAAATCAGGCCGGACGTCCTGGAAGATCGCTTTCGTCTTTCTCCGGCTTGGGCGGCACGAGCTTCAATACGCCCTGGCCCCGTATCCGGTCGTTATGTGCGCGCACCATCGTGTCTCCAGCCTCGCGCATGAACCTCTCGGCAAAGGCGCGATCAAAGAGCCAAACGCCGGTATGTGGGCATCGGAATGCTTTGCCGCCATCGGGATCGGCGGCGGCGCGATTGCGCAGACCGTAGCCGATCTTGCGATTGACGCTGTTGCGGCCCTTCTCGATGGCGTCCGCCGTAAGTTGGCGCACCGACACGACATTGAGCGCCGCGCGCCGGGAATCCGCAACGATGGCGCTTTCAACCATCTGCGGCAGCACGGAAACAAGTTCTTTGTGGACGATGCCCTTGACGATCCCGCCGATGGCCCGCCTGACCTCGGCGCCGATATCGGTCACGACGCCATCCATGTCGCCGCGCACCGCGACGCCCTTGGTCCAATAGTCATGCAGAGCGATGGCGGATTCGGCCTGGTAGCGCTCGACCTTGGCGCGCGTCGGCTCGGACTTGATCTTGTTCGGGTTGATTGACGCCAGCCAAAGGGGAAGCTTTTCGACTGGCATGGCGAGCATTTCATAGATTTTGCCGTCAGCGCCAGTTGTGGCGATATCGGTACAACTGAATTTCGTCTTTTGATCCATAAGCTTGTCGTGCTGGCTTCCCCAGCTCAGACCCATGTTCTCGACGATCCGGCGCATTGCGACATAGCGCACGCCCTCGGCTTCGAAGGTCACGATTTCGTCGCCGTGAAACGGGACGGTGCGAAGTTCTCTATTTTCCATGTTCAGGTTCTCCTTTGCCGGGGTCCTGGCTGGACCCGGAACGCGGCGGGCAGTCGCAAAGCGACCGACCCCGGCAAAGAAGCTCGGGAATCCGGTCGCGCTCATCATCCCCAGCCATGGGGGTGAAGTTCTTGGATGGTCAGTTTTTCAGAAGGTCAGAGCGCGAGCAGGTCGCGGATCAGCATGATTGGCGTACGTCTTCACCCGCCCGAGCTTGCCGCGCTCGATTCCTTCATTGAAGAGCAGCCCGACCCCAAACCTTCCCACCCTGAGGCTATCCGCCGTCTTGTCGAGATCGCACTGGCGAAATAGGCTGGCCTCCTTTTTGGGGGGAAACCCATGAAACTTTCGACCGTTGCCCTTCTGTGTTTTGCTCAGATTTTTCCATCCGTCGCCCATGCTGGCGTCGTATCTGCGCAAAACGATGATACGGATAAGGCTATAATCGCGTGCATTTGGTCCAATTCTGACCGCATCCGGAAAGACCGCATAGGTGATGACGAGCAAGAATTGCATTTTTATCAAAAACAATGCGAGCCAGAATTAAGAAAATCGATGCTGAATTGCCGTATAAGCGGGCTAAACGCTGATGCGTGCGCTTGGGGTGTGCTTGTTTTTATGAGCAAGGCAATTGACAGTACGCACGGCAATTAAACACAGAAACTCTATACTACTACCCCATCTCACCCGCATCCCAATAGGCCAGCACGAAGCGCGACCCGAGCCCGGAATATGACGGGTCGTCAGCGCCTTGGGTATCCACAAAGGCGAGGTCGCCGGAGAATCCGAAATAGGCGCTGCGCACGATCTTGTTGAGGTTCAGCGCCAGAACCCCGGCGATGACGAGTGCATTGTCGACGTAGAGATCGACGAAAAGGCCATAAAACCTCTGATAGACGTTGATCTGGCAGTTTTGGCCTGCGAGCGTCACGGTCACCGCTTGCGATGGGACTGCCTTCAAAGGGACGGTGAGCATCAACCGATATTCCTGGATTGTCCCGCAACGCCCGCTTCTGGCTTCGTGGGCTGGAGGCTGCCGCCGTTGACTTGCGGCGCTCCGCTGACGCTCGCAACACTGGCCCCCGATTGGATAGCGACGCGAACCTCCTGTAACCAGACATCGACCACAAGGAGACCGACGCCGTTTGTGGCTGTGCGGTGATAATCATAGTGGCTGACGTTCACGTTGATGTACGTCGTCTCCGGCGTCGCGACATCGTAAAGATTGAAGTCTCCCGCGATCGCAGCAATCGATGAAAGCAGCGCGGCGCGATTTCCCTCCGCGCCCCCGGCCATGAACCGAACGCGCGACATGAAGGGAACCTGAACTTTATTGTAAGTCTCGAACGCGCCCCGCTCCACCGGATAGTCGCAGATGGCCCAGTCCTGTTTATATTCAAGGCTGGCCACGGAATCGGCCGCAATGACGGATGATCCGCCCGAGAAGATGCCCCATTGCGGCCCGACGGAGCCAAACACAAGCCCTACCACGTCAGCAACCATGAGCGCCGCGCCGATGGCGCCGGGCGCAAACCCGGTCAGCAGAGCGGGGACGCCGGCAACATTTGGAACGTCTGCCATTGTTGCTCCAATCCGCGAACGTCAGCTTTATGATCGGCAATCCAGGGGCTTGCCCGTTCTCGCATTGATCATAACCGGATTTCCGCCAAACCATGATTTGGGCGCGGACGAATCCCATATAAGAACCCAGGTGGGATCCTTGATTATGCCGCAGTATCCTGTGCTTCCCCGCACAACGAGCAGTATTTGCTCAAAATGACTTGCGATTTCATCCAAAGATTTCTCGGCAAGGGGACCGTCTGGGACGCGTATGACTTGACCGCCCTCGGACCCAAATCCGAAATCTCTTACAAAAAGAGCAGCGGCCCTGCGCGCCTGATCCTCGCTCAATTGGCCGGCCGAGGCTGCGGAAGTCGCCGATAAAATTCCAGCGATAACGAGGGTCGGCGCGGTTCTGTATTTCATATCTGCCTCCAATTTTTCGGAGGCTATCATTTTACACGGGATCTGCCATCACGAGGGCCCCGCGTTCGCCAGCGACGCGAAGGAATTGCGCTTGATCGCCGGGCCGATTTCCTGCGCGATGCCGTTGGCGTCTGTCGCCGCCGTATGAACGATCACGGTCCCGACGTGCGTCTCGCTGGAGGTCGTGCTTTTCACGCTCTTGTGGTGATGGATATGGTCGCGGAGATGCGCGCCGGTGTGCGGGCGCAGGCCGCCCAAGGCTCCCCGTGCCCTGGTCGCGTCGTTAACCTCGAAGTGACCGCCATCCGGGCTGCTGAAGCTAGCGCCGGAGCGTAGCCCCCATTTTTTGGCCAACGCATCTTCGACATCTTGCGGCAAAGTGACGCCGCCCGCGCGGACGTTCCGCCCGATTTGGTTGACATCGATTGCGCGGCCGATGGGATGGTAACTCGCGTTCCCTTTGCGCTCCCCCAGTCCGCCATGGTTAGGGCCGATCACGCCGCCGGCCGCCTCGTAATCGTCGATGAAGCCCTTGAAGTTTTCGGCAAATTCGGAGGCGACGCGAAATCTTGCTCCGCCCTTCGACGTGACAACGACCGTTCCTTCTTCCTGCGGTGATGTCCCTGCCGGCGCCATCGCGTCGGATCGGCCGCCGCGACCGACCGCGGACCCGGGGCCGAACCACCCCTCGCGCTTCCTCTGCCGCGCCAAGACCTTCTGTTTTTCGAACTCGTCCAAGTCGGAAAACTTTTTGCCCGGATCGACCCCGAGCCCCCCGGCGCCATAGCCGCCTTCCGACCATTTGCGCGCGGCCTCCTCGACCGTCAGGCCGGCATAATCGCCCCGTTCCCAGAGACCGCGCTGCGCCTTTCGGCCCGTCGCCTCATCGGGGAAGATCGCAAACCCTTTTTCATCCGCCCCGGTCGCGCCGTGCTCTTTCGCCCAGGCACCGAATTTGATGTTGCCGGGGTTGTTGTTGTTGTAGGAGCGCGAGCCGCCCGTGCGCGGGCCTCCGGTGTCAGCGGGAGCCGCGCCATCAACTTGGTCATGATACCATTTCTTGACCGGAGCGCCGATCTTCTCGCCAAACCACTTCCGAGCCCGGCCGCCCCACGAATCCGGGTTTTCCGTCGCAGGCTGGCCATCGTGAGCCGGCGTGACGCCCAGGATCGTGTCGAGATGGAAAAAGTGGATATACGCATACTGGGCGTCGCCGATGGCTTTCGTCAGATTGTCAAATTCCGTGATCACGAATTCGATCCACGCCACCTCGGCCTTGATCGCCCCTGAAATGCCGCTGGCAATCCACGCCCCGTTCGCCGCGTTCCATTTGATCATGGCGTCAGCGGCGGCCTGCAGCCCCGGATCAAGCTCCCTCATCACCTCACGGCCAAGATTGACCGCTTCCTGCTTCAACTCCGCCCAGGACGATTGCAGCTTTTGCGCTGCATCGATATCGGCCTGCGTTGGGCCGAGCCTCTTCAGCTTTTCAATCACAGCGCCGATCTGATCGCCGTGTTTGATCATCAGCGTGACGGTGTCTTGATCAAGCCCGATCTGGCGGCCAAGGTAGGACGCCCGCGCCGGGTCGATGGCGGCGACGGCTTTCAGGTTGGCGGCGATGCCCTCGATTGCCTTCATCGGCCCGTGTTCGGTGTCGATATTGACGTGACCTTCGGCCTGCAGTCGCAGAGCCATTTCCGGTAACGTCTTTCCCTTGACGTGCAGGTCGTAGAGCTTGTCAGAAAGCCCTTGGATGCTTGTCATCGTGGTCGCGGCATTGCCGCCGATGCGCTCGACGGCCATCCCCCACGCGGCCAGCGTTTGGGGCGATGCATTTAGGCTGTAGGCCAGGCGGCCAAGCGCAGCATTGCTTTCCGTAAGGTCGGCGACGAACTGCTTGATGCTGTTCGCCCCGATCAGGACTGCGAAGAGACCCAGCGCCTCGGTGGCGATTTTGTTGATTGCCGCGGCGGCCTTGGCTCCCGCCTCCTCAATGCCCTTGCCGTGCTTTTCCGCTTCCTCGCGCGTTTTCTTGAGCGACTCCGAAGCTGCTTTCTCGCCCTTCTGAAATTCTTTTGCGTCAATCCCAAGCTCGAGAATGAGGCTGTCGATCACCGTTGCCGCCAAGGGATCAGTCCTTCATCGCATTTTCGTGCAGTAATTTTGAATTATGGGCGTCGACCAGGATCAGTTCGTAAAGATCATAGATGTCTTGCGCCGAATAAAACTCCTGGCAATCCCGAAGACTAGCTTTGTCGTTCGATATCACGGCGCCGATGATGCGCGGGACATTTGCATAATTGATCAGGCCGCCGCACGTTTCATCGAGACGAACCTCGACTTGAGCGCGGCGAGCGAAAAACCCGTGTGGAGATTCAGCACCTCCGCGCGCAACTTAACCCGTGTAGCGACCTCCTCGATGTCGTCGGAAAGCAACTCGTGACGAAGAAAGTCCGGCGCGTTTCTGGGATCAGGCCGGATTGATATGCATGTGAACATTTCGTCCATCAGTTCGGCGGCGTCCGGGAACGTCAGGTTTTTGAGGGAATTCAACCCGGTGACGAAAACACCCAAAAGGCCCTGGTCCTCAAACCCTTCTGGGATTTCGACGCCACCCTTGGCCATGGCCAGCAACACGCGAGCCGCCCACCTTTCCGCGCGATCCGCGTCCATTTCCCGGATATGGAAAATCTTTCCCTTATCCCGCCCCTCGTCCGTGATCGTGATATCGATTTCCTTGCGCGCCATCTGGCCTCACTCCGTCAATTCGACCTTGCCGGGCTGATCGATTCCCAGACGATGGAGAATTTGCGCGGCTTCAGCACCTTGCCGCCGTCGGGAATCGCCGGGTAAGTTTTCAGCACGCCATTGACCAGCGCGTATTTCATCCCGAGCGACGGCAGCGTGATCGAGCCATTGAGCCAATAGATCGACCGCGTCTGCCGGCTCTGGGTGTAGAGAGCGTCGAACAGCGCGATCGATGGCGACCCGGCCATGAGATTGTAGGCGACGGGAAGCGCGTTGTAGACGAACCCGGCGGACAGGCCGCCGTCGACGCCCATCATCGTCTCTGCGATGTCCAGTGGATCGGCCGAATAGACGTCGTCGGTTGCGTAGCCCTGGATCTGCTGCGGCCCGTTCCAGACGCCGACTGCGGTCAAGATCAGGACGGAATTGGCGGAAGTGATATCGGCCATGACGGCGCTCCTGGATTGGCGAGAAACGCCCGATTACTGGACGTCGATGGACGGAATGACGATGTTGTGGACGCTGCCGCCGTCGGTATAGAAAAACAGGATCGGCGGCGACGTGCGCGCCTGGCGGACCTGCGATGTCGCGACCTGAACCTGCATGTACCAGCCGCGGTCGAACAGCGTCGCCGAGACGTCGAACCCGACGCGGTTGGTGATTTCCGCGATCTGTGCGTTCGACAGCGCCACACCGGTCACGATGGCGCCGAAATTCAGGGCCTGCGCGATCGGATCGAGGCACGCCGCCTCGATCAGGCCGGCGCCGGTGTGATTGTACGGAACGGAGCCGACCTGCGTCATGAACTCCAGTACGGAGAGCTGCAGCGCGTTGTTGAGCCAGATTTCGTTGACGTAAGTATTCGACCACTGGAACGGGCCGGAAATCGTGCCCTCACGATAATAGACGAAGGGCTGGTTCGCGGTGGCGATGGCGCCGACGCAGTTGTAACCGTTCGCCTTGAGGTTCGTCGCGGTCTGCTGATCGGCGACGGAGGCGACAAGGCCGCTCTGGGTCCGGAATTTGTGGGTGATATTGCCGTTCAGCCGCTCAACATCGGTCGCGGCGACCATGCCGCAGAAGAACGCGGCGTGGTGGAGGTTCGAGCCGACGGGAACCCAGATCGGAACCGTCCCGGAAAGGCCGGCGGCCGCGATGAGGGCGCCCACCGACGTCGACGCGGTCGTGCTGAGCGACGGCGTGATGTCGGTGTCCCATGCGACATAGGCGTAGCGGTTGTTGGTCGAATTCACCCACTGCGCGAACTGGAGCTTTTGCGCGTTGCCGGTCCCGCTGTCCGGATCGAACGCAGTCCAGAACGTGGCCCAGTTCTGGGTCAGCAGCGTGAGCGCATTCATGAAGGCGCCGGGCGTCGTCGCGGCCGCGCCCTGCGAGAGGGTCGCGCCGGTGGCCTGCGTCAGCATCAAAGCGTCCGCGAGCGTGCCGGTGGCGAACGCCGCCATCGACGGCGCGCCAGTGATGCCTGATGTCACGACGAACCCGCCCGACAGGCTGTCGTAGGTCACGGTCGGGGCTGTGGCGACGGCGGTCATGCTTTCGGACGAGACGGCCTGCGACACCGAGACCGTATAGGTGCCCGCCAGCCCCGTCCCGGTCCCGAGCCCGGTGATGATGGTATTGGCTGCGACGCCCGCGCTCGGGATGGTCTGGCCAATGGAGAGCGTGCCCGACGCCACGGACGAGACGGTCAGCGTCGTCCCGGAAATCGAACCGGTGAACGTGGCCTCGACCGGCGCGATGGCGTCAATAGCGGCCTGGATCAGCGCAGCGGCGGCGGAGAAGGATGTCGCGCCGGAAAGGTTCACGGTCGCGGCAGAATGGGGATAGCCGTCCATGACGATGGACAGGGACCCGCTCAAGGCGTCCAGCTGCGCGATGGTGAGCCCGGCGACGCTACCGCCGCGCAGCCATGCCGCGACGGGCGTGGCGGGGTATTGCGCGACCAGCAGCGCTCCCGGCGTCGCCGTGGCGTTCTCATAGCCGGAAAAATAAACCGTCGCGTCCGCGAATTCGGTCGACGTCGGGCCGAAGAACGCCGAGACGGCCGCTGCCGAAGAAAATGACCGCACGGTTCCAATCGGCACGCGCGAATTCTTGGTCAGCATCAACCCGTTGAGGTCGAGCGCGGAACCTCCGCCGTTGATGACGCCGGGAAGGATTTGGACGTCATATGAAGCAGGAATCGTCAAGGGAGTGATCCTTCTTTAGACGCCGGCGTGGCCTGGCGTGATTTCGGCGGTGGTGAAGAATTGCTGCCCCGGCACGATGACGGTGGCGTTGACCTGAAGGACCGCGTCAACGATCCACCGGAATTCAAGCTGCTGTTCCGCGTTGCTGAACGGGATTTCTCTCGGGTCGCCGGCAAAAAGCGGGCAGACGTCAGGGTTCAGTTCCTTGAATCTTTGCGTCGCGTAGTCATCGCGGAGCAGCGTCGAAACGATTTGCGCATGTTCCGGGCTGTTCGGCCCATGGATGTCGATCTGGACCGTCAGCTGCGTCGGCTGCGTCATCCGCGCGGAGCCTGAGGCAATCAGCCCCGGCGCGACGGTCTGCGCATTGTTGACGGCATAGGTCCCGACTCCGCCCGTTCCTGTCCCGAAGGATGAAATGACGGTTCCTGGCGCGATAGCGGCCCCATAGACCGGGCCGCCGACAACCAGCGCGCCGGCGTGGACATCTGAGACCGTGAGCGTCGTTCCCGCTATCGATCCCGTGAACGTGGCGTCGACATAATCGTCGATGTTGGTCGAAAGCCTGTTGCGCAGGATCGGGGTCATGACGACGAAATCGGGGCCGATCGGTTCGGCGACGTCGTTGTCCTGGCCCTCGATGACCTCGGTCCCGTCAGGCAGGATGCTGAGCAAAAAAGATCGAAGCGCCGTCTGAACCTCAGATTGCGTCGGCGAAATCGAAACCGGCATTTCAGACCTGTTCCGTCACGGCGACCTTGCACCAATCCGGCCACGACTCGAGGACAAGAACCACATGCCAGCTCGAGCCGTCGCTGAAGGTGATCAGATCGCCGCCCTTTTTGTCGGCGCGGACGATGCCTTCCCAGTTGCCGTCGATGTAGAGCGCCCGGCGCTTGCCCTGGATGTTGAGCCCATCGAGTTGGACGATGTCGGTGTATTGCAGCGGCTGGATTTGCGCCCTCGCCTGCACCGCGGGTCCATAGGACGGCGTCCGCTTGCCGTCGGCGCCCGTCGTGGAACCGATGGACGGGCTTATGGTGATCGGCTGCATCGGGTTGACCACGCCGACGGACTTCGAAACGATGCGATGCAGGTTCATCGTCCCCTCACTTCACGACATAGTCGACGGACGCCAAGAGATGACCGCTTTCGACCAGCGGCTTTGTCGAGACGCCCGCGGCGCTTTCGCCGGCCGCGACCTTTGCTGCGGCCTCACCAACGGTCTTTCCGGTCACAACCAGGTCGGGATCGTCGGCTTTCATCTTGCGGAGCATCAGCGTGGTCTGGCTCAATGGCGGGCTGCTGGTGTCGGCGATCGATTGCTGCAACTGCCCGGCAATGCCGGCGCCGACATGCGTCAGCGTCTTGGCGGCATCGTAATCGGTTTCCTTGAGCTGATCCTTGACCGCGCCGGGCCATTCGCCGCTGTGATCATTGATCATGGCACGGAAGAAGGGGCGCGGTGGGATTCCGGCCTTTGGCGCGCCAAATTCTTGAATTGCGGCGATCGTCGCGACAAATGTCCCGTTATCGTAAACCGCATCTGGCAAAAACCCGACCTGAACCGTTTTCGCCGAAGATAACCCCTTGGCAATCTCCTGCAGGCGCTCGGTGAGCTTGTCGCCGCCTCTGATCGTCGCCATCAGCGCGGGACTGACCCAAGAAAGCGCCCGCGGCCGGGCCGGTAATGCATGGTGCGGTAGCCCGATGTCGCGGCCCAATAGGATGCGCCGTATTTGGACTGCTGCCACCACTGCGCCGAGCCGGGCGGATAATCGCTTTGGGTCTGAACCGAGACGCTGCCCTCGGACGCGTTCGTGATGCGGCCGACGAGCGGCGACGCCGCCTCACCGTCCTCATTTCTGGCATAGAGCGCCGCGATGTGCGCCGTCACCATGCCCATCAGCAGCAGCTGTTGGCCGGCATCGCGAACCGGGCCGGACCCATCATTGGAATGATAGAGCCCGGCCTCGGCAAAGTAGGATTCGACCAGCGTCAGCGGCACATGCCTGAATTCCGGATAGCGGGCCATCCAGGCTGAGCCGTTGAAGCTGGCGACGGCGCCCATCGATCAGGCCGACTTCTCGATGGACGCCCCGGGCGCTTTGAATTCGTCGGGCAGGTTTTCCGGGTCGACAGGCTCGAACCCCGATTTCAGTTCCGCGAACTCCTTCGCCTGCGACGCAGCCGCGTTGGGCTTCTCGTAAGCGAAGATCAGACCCTCCTTCACGGCGGGAAATTCCGCATGATGGGCGATCCATGCCGCGAAGAATTCGGCGTCGACGCCATGCGTCAGCGCGAACCCGCCGGCGATCTCCTTGCCGATCACCTCGCCGACGCGGGTCGCCGCGCCTTTGATGACGACCTCAGGGCCTTCCTTGACCCACGTCAGGACCTTTTCGCCGTCCATGATGGGGCGGCTGTTCTGCAGGATGAGCCCATGCGGAAGTTTGGATGCAACGGTAACGGTCGTTCCCATGGCTCAAACCCCCAGCATCTGCGCAATGGCCACGGGGAAGCGAATGATCGCGCCCCAGGTGCCGCCGGAGACCTTCTGCTCGATATAGGACGAGTGGCGGATCAGGGCGTGCTCGCGCAGCTTTTCGGTGAAGGCGCAATAGCCGGTGTCCTTGCCGCCGAATTTGTCGGCGATCAGTTGCAGCACTTCGCCGCCGGCCGTCGAATAGCGCGGCGACGACTTGATGGTGAGGTTCGGGAACGCGTCCTTGACCAGCTTCGTCGCCGACAGGCCGTAGATGTTGACCGAAAGCAGCGCCGCCTCGCGGGACGGCGACAGCGCCAGGGTCAGGGCATCCTTGGACTTTACCCGGCCACCGGTCTGCGCGATGAGCTTGTTGAACAGGATCTGGAAATCGACGAAGATTTCGTTCGGAGCGGCGTAGTTGCCGGTCGTGCCCCACGAGGTCGTCGACGTCGCCGTCTTCGTGATCGGGGTGAGCGCGGCCGACAGCGCCGGGTCGTTCAACAGGCCGTAGTTCTGGAGGTTCGCGACGCCGTAGTGATACGTATAGTCGGCGAACTTGTCCAAGGTCTGGGCTGCGGAATACTTCTGCTCCGAAACCCAGTTCAGTTTTGCTTCGCCGGCCTCCTCGACTTCGCGGTCTCCGTACTCGATATTGGTCTGGAAATGGAAGCTCTGGCGCTGGGGGAACGTCGCGTTCGCGTTCGATTTCCCGCTCGAGCTGCGGTCGCCATAAGCGGCCACTTCGCCGACGTTTTCCGTCACCGGGAAGATCGCCGTGCGTGTGGTCCATGTGCCGGTCTTGCGCTCGCCGAGGATATTGGCGCCCTCGTTCGGGGACTGGAGGACGCGGATCACTTCCGGGTCGATCCAGTTGGTGAAATAAGCCGGAATGCCGGAGTTCGATGTCGTGACGAGCGCCGGTTGAGCGTCGCAAGCCATCGTGAAGCTGCTGGCGAATTCGGGGGGCAAATAGTCCTGGGCAAGGGACACGATGCCCCAATCGCGCTCAAGGCGCGCGCGGTGCTGGCTGAGTTTCATAATTGCGCTCCTTAAGCGGTTATCAATCCAGCGACACGCTGGTCATCTTGATCAGTTCGCCCGCGGCCCCAGCGGTCGCGGCGTACCATTTGGTCTCGGTGTAGCCGGCCACGGTCGCGCCGGCGGCGGCGAACTGGACCTGGCCCGTGGTGTTGGAGGCGAACGCCTTCATGTTCACGGTGACGGCGCCGGCGCCCGTGTTCTTGACCCAGTAATCGCCGGAGACGAACGCCGATCCGACCTGGAAACCCTGGGGAATGACCTGGCCGGATTCCGCGAGATAGCTCGTGATCATCGCCTCGCCGAATTCGCGGCAGACGAAGCACGTCGGGACGCCGGACCCGGAGTTGACGAGAACCGAATCGGTGGAGGCGAGATCGCCCCAGGCAAAACGGCCGATGGTGATGCCGCCGGCGCCGGCAGTCCAGGAGCCGGCGGCGCCGAGCAGGGAATGGCGCGGGTTGGTGGACGCGATGTCGCCTTCAACGGCGGGCGCCTGGGTCAGGTTGACCTGAGTTTGGAAAGACATGGCAGGAAACTCCGGTTAGGCCTTGAGGCGGCGCGCGTTGGGGAACTGCGCCAGATAGTCCGCGTCAGCGGCGCTGTCCTGGGCAATGGCGGGGGTGCGGCGCTGCGCGCTGGGTTTCGGCCATGCCGCGTAGAGATCGGCGAGGCCTTCGGCCGGCAGCGTCGCGGCGGTCTTGCAGCCGAGGGCTCCGAGCGCAGCCCGGTAGATCGACTCAGCGCTGTCGAGCGCGATGTCCAGGACGCCGACATCGGCGCGGACGGCTTCACGTGCGCGGGCCGCGTCCTGCATGCGGGCGATGATCTTCTTCTCATTGGCGGCGAGCGCCGCGTCCATTGCGGGTTTCGTCACCATGTCCTTTTCCTTCTCGCGCTTGGCGCGCTCTTCCTCTTCGGCCTTGCGCTTGGCCTCCTCGTCATCGTCGCCGTCGCCGGCGATTTCGGAATTCTCATGTTCGGCCCCGGCCGCGCCGATGCCTTCGAGCAGCTTGTCGAGCGTAGCCATGGTCGCGTCGTCGATCTTGCCCCCGAGCAATTCCTTGACCTTGCTGCCGATGTCGGCGTCGCAGGCCTCCTTCTCGCGGCCCGGGACCTTGCCGGGGACGAGCGGCGCCGGCGGTTCGTCCTGCGCCTCGACAGGGTTGATGTCCGACAGGGCGTCGAGCAGCTTTTCGGCGGCTTCGAGGTCGAGACTAGCGTCCTGGGCGAGCTTGCCCGAAACAGCCTTGACCAGGCCCTCGGCGATGCCCTTTTTCTTGTCGCCGAAATTCTTGGCCGTGACGCCGGCAAAGAGCGGCGCGAGGTCGATCTTGGAATCCTGAGCGATCTTCGGATGCAGAAAGGCCAGCGCCGCCCCCTGCAACAAAGCCGCCTTACGGGACAGCGGTTTTTGAGCCATTTCTACTTCTCCTGCTGAATCGCCGACAAAACATTCCGACCCGGCGCGGCCGCGTTCGACCAATGCGACATGATTGAAGGCGATGTCGCGCATCACGCCGTCGTAGGACTCGCCCTCATAGGTTCCGGGCGTCATGTCGGGCGTGTAGTGGTAGCCGGCGGAAAGCTCTTTCTGCCGGTCGGAATTGATGAGGTCCAAGGCCTCTTTGTCCCAGATCGTCAGCGCATCCCGCAGGAATGGCGCCTCGAAACTGGGTTCGGTCCCCATCGCCCCGACGGTGATCGTGCGCGGGTGATCATCGGCCTTGACGGGGCGGTGAACCAGAAGCAGCGGCTTGCCGGACAGCGACGGCGCCGCTTGCTCCAGTTCATCGGGATCGCGGAAGAGCTTGTAGACCTTGTCGGGATCGAGCCCAAGTCCTTCCCATCCGACGATCTCGCGCCCGATGTAGGGATTGACCGCAGCCTTGGAGATGTTCGCGATTTCGACGTGGAGATGGCCGTCGCGGTCGGTCGTGCGCACGGAGGCGCGGTCCATCGCCACCGCGTCGGCGGCGCCGGTCGGCAGGCGATATTGCGTCATGGATCAGCTAAATCCCTTGAGCACCGGGCGCCCGAAGCAGCGGCAGTTCGGTTCTGTTCCCGGCCAAATCTTCTTCTTGAGCGCGGGGTCTTCCCAGCCGTCCGAAACCTTGAACCGAACCCGGTCCTGTCCGGCCTTCAGATGCGTCGGGCGCGGGTGATTGCCGCCGCCGCTGTGCCGCCACTCGTTTTCGTCGATCCCGGCCTCGAGCTCGCGCGTCCGCTTCATCGTTGCGGTCGCCTTGTTGTTCTGATCGCGGGCGATGAACGCCGCGCGGCGTCGGGTGACGCCCCCGATATTTTGCAGATCGTCGGTCAGTTGCTTCAGATCGCGCCCGGTCTGGACCGATCGCATCACGGCGCCTTCGACTTGAGTGAAATACTTCTCCGGGATGGATTTGATCAGCCCGACCTGCTCGCCGATGCTGGCCTGCATGACGTCGCGCATGGCTGGCGTCATCTTCCATTCGATTACGAACCCACCGTCCTTGAGGATCTTCTTCAGGACCGCGTCGGACCTGTCCTTGATCGCGGTCGAGAAATAGTCCGCAAGCTTTTCGGCGGCGACATCGAACCGCTTGAGCCAGCGGCGCCGAAGCGCCCGAACGGTCTTCAGCAGCGCGGAGGCCGGCGTTTCGTCCTCGGCAAGCGCGACGACTTCCAGCTCATTCTGGCGATATGCCGCCGTCGTCCAATACTGGACCGAGTTCGCCATTTCGTCGATCAGCACCGTCAGTTTCTGGCGCAGCGCCGCTTCGATCCCGGCGTTGGGCTGGACCGCGCGGAGAACCTTTTCGTTCCGGTCCCGGCGCGCGCGCTGCTTCGAGGCCACGTTCAGCCTCTTCCGCCGCCAGCGCGGACATCATTTCCGCGAGATTGATGTCGATCAAGGTCGGCCTTTTTTGATGCGTCGAACAGGCTGTTCAGCCCGCCATCTTCACCCGCATCGGCTTCGGGATCAAGGCCGTCCCCTGGAATCTCCGGGTCATCATTCAGATCGAGCCCCTGATAGGGTGTCGTCGGGTCTTTCGCGACGCGTTCGCGCTCCTCATGCGGCGCCAGCGCGCCGTCGTCGATCAGGATTGCCCCTGTTTCGGCCTCGATCTTGCGGACCTCCGCCGCTTCCTTCTCCGAAAGCTGATAGATCGACCTGAACTTGAATCCGATGGCGGGATCGACCTCGCCCCAAAGCGAAAGCTGGATCAGGTTGATGATCTTAGTCAGGTTGGGCCGGAACAAAGTCTCCTGATTGGCCTTGATGTTGTCGCCGTGGCAGCGCAGTTCCCCATCGGACGACGCGTTGAGCCCGGACGGAGAAATGCCGGTCATCTTGACCAGCGGCAGCTTCGAGACCGACGCCATGTGCTCCTGGCTCTGCGCCTGCAGGGCGTCGAGCGTGCCGAGCGGCGCCGAGACGTTCTTGAAATCTTCCGTGTCCTTGTTCAGCGCCATGACGCCGCGATTGTTGCGGGTGGCGCTGAAAATATCGAGGCGATTGTAGAAGGTCTCGCCTGCGCCGCCATCCATGACGCTCGACATGTCCGTGGCGAGCACGAAGACCGAGAAGGCCTGAATGATGTCGTTCACGCCCTGCCGGGTCTGGAGCCAGTTGTCCACATAAGGCTTGGCCATCTGCGACATCGGCAGGCCGCCGAAGCAATAGGCCGGCTTCAGCATATCCGGCACTTCGCGGCCGACGAACGTCAGCAGGCGCGAGGCGTGGATTTCCCGGCCCATCACATACCAGGATTTGGGCTTGTACCAGTCGTCGGCAAGTGGGTTCGAGGCGTTGTAATTGGCCGGATAGGTCCATGACGCTTCAACGGATTTCAGCGCCTTGATCGGCTTGTTCCTGACCTTGGCGAGACTGATCGCGTCCTCGCCGTCGCCGATATCGAGTTGCAGTTCGGGGTCTTCGAACTTGTCGCCGTAGTCGACGAAGATGTGGTGGCGGCCGAAAAATCCATCCTTTTCCGCCGTTACCCGAAGCAGGTCCTGGACGCCGAGACGCGTCAACTCGTCCTCAATTTCCTTGATCCGGTCCGCCTTGTTGTCGTCGCCGGCCGTGGTGAACTCGATCCACTCGCGCGTCATTTCCTGCGCGATGGTTTCGGAGATGACGCGATATTCGGGGCGCTGCGCCATCGCGGCGAGCTCGGGATAGCCGAGGAAGATTTGCCCCTCGGCGTAGAGGCTGGCGCCGATGGCGCCGAGCCAATCTCCGGCGCCCGCAAAGGCGCTATCCATCGCGATCTTTTGTCCGGCAGGCAGCACGCCCGGCGCCGGTTGATAGGGCGCGAACGCGTCGCCGTTCCTGACCGGGGCGGCATGCTCCGCTGTCCCGACCCGCGCCCTGGCGAGCGCTTCCGGCGAAATCTTCATCGACAGCCGCGGCGGGATGGATGGCGCAGCCGGCGCTCGCGCGCGCTGGCGACGGGCCCCACGCTTGCTCATCGACGGCCGCCTGTCATTGCGGCGCGCACGGCATTGTCCGAAATAACCATCATGCCGCCTCGCCTCAGCCCTTCAACCGCATAACGCAAAGCGTCGATGACGTGATTTTCTTTGTCCTCAAGGACAGGCAGAACGTCTCCCGTCAGCTTGTCGGTCTTGAACGAGTAAAGCGCCAGTTCATCGGCTGTGTGGGTGCATCTCGGATGCACGACGATATCGTAATTTTTCAGGAATTCGATGCCTTCTTCTATCGAGCCCGCGCCCTTGACCGCAGGTTTGATCCTGAATCCCTTGCGGACCATATAGCTGATCGTTTCCGGTCGGGCGCTATCCGCCGTGATGGGCCATTTGCGAGAGCCAGGAATTGTATCGAAAAGCTCCGGTGTGTGGTCGATTTCGCATCCGACCTTGTATGCCTCCTGGTCGACATAAAGCGTCCGCCCATCGATGAAACATCGGACCAGAACGGACGGATCGACCGAAAATCCCCAGTCGGCGCCAAAATAGAACCGCGCATTGGCCAGCGTATCGAACTTCCGAACCGTCCAATTGCGGAAAACCCGCGCTTCGGAATTGCGCTGGTAGTGGCCAAGCCAGACGTGCGCATATTTGTCGGGGTCGCGCGCCTTGTCGCGCTCCATGTCCTTCCTGAGTTCGGCTGGAAACCATGGATTGTCGTAATAGTTGACGTCGACCAGCGCGAAGTCGGGATCGTCCCTGTTGTCGACGAAAAGCTTGTCGATCGGATCGGTGTCTTTGACCGGGTTCCACGCCGCCCATATCTGCGAGCCAGGCGCGCGGAACGTCGGGACCGCGATCTCAAGCGACCTCTTGCTGATCGTCTGCGCCTCCTCAAGATTGAGGCGCGTGAAGCCTTCCATCGATTTGACCGATGAAACCGTGTGCTTCATCAGGCCGCGGAAAACAAACAGCGAGTCCGTCGCCGGGTAAATGATTTCCTGATCCGTGATCTTGAACTGGTCGGCCAGCCCGAATTGCCGGATTTTATCCTCGACCAGCTGCTTGGATGAATCCGCGATTGAGTTCTGCACCTCGCGGGCGAAGACAAATCGCTGATGACCGGTCACAGCCTCCATGACGGCGAGCGTGGCGAAGAAGTGCGATTTTGCCCCGCCGCGGCCTCCCCGCGCGCCCTTGTAGCGGCGCGGTGCAAGCAGAGGCTTAAACGCCCTCGCTATCGTCGGACGAAGGATCGACAATCGCCCATTCAACTTTCGCCACCTGTACAGGGCCGTCGCCGGGGCCGGTCAATTGAAGCGGGAGCACTTTCGCGAGCAGGGCCATGAACGGTCCGGGGTTCTTCGTCGCCTGGGTCTTCAGATAGCCGACGATGCCATCTTTCCCGCCCGCGCTGGTTGCCGCTTCGAGGATCGCTTCCTTGAGGATCTTGGTCGTCTTGTTGGGCTGGCCTTTGGGGCGGCCCGGCCCAGGCGGAAGCTGTTTTTTCGTGGTTTTTTTAACGGCAGTCACAATCCGGCCCCTGCGGTCGTTTTTGGTCCTCAATCCTCCCCCGATCCGCCCCAACCATACGCAGAGGCTGATCCACCAGCACGGTGTCGCGCGCCGGTTCGGCCGGGCGCGGTTCTCCCGCTTTGGCGTGGTCGTAGAGATCGGCGTCGAGTCGGACGCGCTTCGGCGCGCCGTCGAATGGCCAGCCGGTCATGTGCGCTCCTCCCTGGGGATGTGGTTGCGGGGACAGGATTTGAACCTGCGACCTTCAGGTTATGAGCCTGACGAGCTACCGGGCTGCTCTACCCCGACAAAACTCTCGGCGGCATCAGGTTCGGAGCGCCCCGGAGCCAGATGCATGCCGATCTGCGCACACCTACGGAAAGCATCCCATCCAGTGACGGGCCTTGGCCGCAGTTCTGCGCTTTGAACTGGTTCCCGCTCTTGGGCTCGAACCAAGGTTGAGGGCTTCAAAGGCCCTTGTCCTACCGACTAGACGAAGCGGGATCGTCTAGCGTTGCTGTCGGTTGGAGGAGCGGGTGGGATTTGAACCCACGGAACCTTGCGGTCCTTCGGTTTTCGGGACCGACGCAATAAGCCTCTCTGCCACCGCTCCGATGCGTGATCGATCAGGTGATGACATCTGGAGAACCTCAAAAACCGGACAGCGCGCGCGGTCCGAATCAAGCCAGCGAAGGAAGGATCGTTATCGGCCACCGATTCGGAAAAATCTTCCGGCCTCGGCATTGTTAAGAATCTGAACCGCCTCTATCAACATCAACAATGTTACCGCTGATATAAGAGACTCGCACTGTGTGAGAGAGCGGCGGCTTGAGGCCGCCTCACGCTCATCAACTCAGATCCAGCGCTGTCTGATCGGTCACTAACTATGCCGAGGCTGACTAGCGCATGAAAGACCGACAAATCCCTCCACGTCAATAAGGGGGCGTAGATCAAATACCGATTTTCGGGGCTTTTTCGGCCTCAAACTCATGATTTCAAAGGGCTTCAACTATTTTTCATTTCAGTCCTGTTTTCAGGCTGATTTTGCTTGACGGATTTTGGCGCCAGACCCGCTTTTTGAGGCCTGTCCGGGTTTTGTCCGCATTTTGTCCGGTTTTTGTCCGAATCACCCGGCACCGATGTTATGGTATTGAAATTGCTACAGTTATTGCCAAAGGTCCGGATTTTTCGGCCTTTTCGGCGCCACGGAACGGACCCAGAAAATCGCGGTTTGTTCACGCCGGCCGCCACGCAATCGCCCGGCCCTCGACCTTCCCCGTGATTCGCCCTTCCCGCTCCAGCCGTAACAGCGTCCGCTTCAGTTCGGGCGCATTTTCGCCGCCGACGACCAGGCAGAGTTCGGCAAAGGTGCAGGGTTCGGCATCGCCGGCGCGCTTGTCGATCCGTTCCAACACCATCATGGTGATCACGGCGGGTTTGAGGATCCTGATATCGTCTTCGGGGATGATGGGCCGGGCGCGGCGGGGTGCTGGCGGCTCGTCAAAGCCGTGGTAGGGGTTGCGGGCGCGGCGGCGCTGGCGGAAGGCAGTCATCCCGCGTCGCGCTCGACAACAACAAGCGCGACCGGCGCCCCGCCGCTTACCCTTTTTGCGGCGGGCGGTAGGTCGGCATGGTGCCGCCAATTCGATTTTGCCACGGTTATACCGTTATGTTCCTTTGCAAGGTATTGGTCCGAAGTTTCAACAACAGTCCATCTTTTCCCGGTCCCGTCGATCCAGAATTCGACGACATGCGTTACGATCTCGCCGGTTTCCTCGTAGTCCTCATTAACAAATGTCGTCGTGTATACATCCGTCGCGACGCAGCGTTCTTGCCGGTCAAGACGTCTCCACCTCAGAAAATCGCGGATGAAATCGAGCATCACACCATCCTCGCTTTATCGCGGATCAGCCCGCACGTGATCAGCACCAGCGCCTGCCAGCGGACCCGATGCGACGTCGGCTCCGGCTCGATCATCCAGCGGCGCCACGGCTCCCGGAACGCCAGCGCCTTGATCCAGGATTGCAGCACCATCCGCTCCCGCTCGAATCGATCCGGACCGAGGTAATGGATCGGCCACATGATCGCCTGTTCGAACCGCGAGACCTGAATTTCGGAAGCGCCGCCGCCGCCTTCGTCGTTGATTTGCCGCCTCAGCCGTTCAAGCTCGCCAGTTTCAATCATCGCGACTTGTTCGGCGAACGTGGGGCGGCCAAGCGCCGGCCAGAACCCTAAATCCTGGCTTGGGCCGTCGCGCCTGACGACACGTTCGCCGATCCGCGCCGCTTCCTCCAGCCGCCACTTAACCTCGTTGACGGTCCAGACCTGCTCGGCGTCCCTATCTTGGGCCTGCTGCTCAAGCCACCGGCGCGCGCGGGCCGGCGAGACGGCTGATCTCGGGTCCAAGGGGTCATCCAGCATCGCAGCAAGAGAGCCGGCTTGGGCAATCCCATCATCATCGTCGTCGGCATACTCCGGCAATCGGACACGCGCTGGCACAACCAGCCTGCGATTCGAAAACTCCCGCAGCATGGCCTTGGTGGCGGCGCGGGCGGGATCACGCTTGCTCATGGCTTTCTCCGCAAATCGATCGCTTTCCGCGCCGCCTCGGAGGACGGAAACGGCCCCGCCAATCCGCCGACCAACGCAATCTTGCCGTCGACGATCTTCGGCCGCCCGGTTGGCGTCGTCTCCACAGCCTGGGCGAACCATGCGGTCTGGCCGTCGCGGACCTGATGGAAAAGCTCGACGCGGGCGCCGAGATAGAGCGGGGCGAAAAGGTCGGGCTGGCGGGGTTCCGGCATCAGAACGTCTCCCCGAGGTCGTTGATCCAATCAGACGTTGTCCCGGTATTGTCCGGGTTTTGTCCGGCGCTTGTCCGGGTTTTGTCCAGATTGCGATGCGTCTCCGGGAAACCGCGAATGGCCTTGCCCGTATGCCACAAATAGGGGTTGGAAAACCCGATGACCTCGTATCGGACCAGGCTCTGGCCGTAGCGTTCGAAATGCTTCCGGATCGCGTCGGCGCTCGGTTCCTGCAGGTTGGCGTCAGGCGGCGCGATGGATTTGTAGACCTCGCGCCATTCCGACAGCTCGACGGCGGCGACGCCTGCCGGAACGCCTTTGGCCTCCATGTCGGCGTCGGCAACGCGGCCATAGCGCGCCAATGCGGTAAGAAGCGCCCGGAAGATCGGCTCCTCGCGCGGCCGCAGCGAAAAGCCCTTGGCCTCTTCCGCCTTGCGCGCCGCTTCCTTTTCGCCGACGCCGGAAACGATGCAGGACGTGATCGGTTTCCCGTCATCGCGGACACCGATCTTGACCTGGCTGAGTTCGAACGAAAGTTTCCCGCCGGCCTCGCCGTCCTTGACCTTGTCGAACAGGACCGTGCGGACCCCGTTGGGCGCCGCGGAGACCATGACGACGGAATCGGTGTCGCCCTTCAGCGATCCGTGCCCGCGCATGCCGGTTCCGTTTTTGGGCAGATGGTGGACGAAGCAGACATGGGCGCCGGTATCGCGGCTGATCCGTTCGCCGTTCTCCAGCACGCGGCCGACGTCGCGGCCGTCGTTTTCGTTGGCCCCGGACATGACCTTGGACATGGTGTCGATGATGACGGCGCGCAGATCGGCGCGGCCGGCCCATTCCTTCTGGATCGCAGCGACGACCTGGTGGAATTCCTCGGCGTTGCCGTCGGGACGGAACAGATTGACGCGCGCCGGGATGATTTCGAAAGGGACCGCAGAGAAATCGACACCTTCCCCGAAGTGCTGGATCCATGCCGGAATGCGGAGGCCGGTGACGCCGAAACCCGATTCGCCGGCCTGATAGATGACGAGACCAGGATTGGTTTTCCGGCCCAGAACATCGCGCCCGGTGGCGATGCACATCCCGGCGTGAAGGGCCAGGAAGGATTTGCCGCTCTGGGATTCGCCGGCCAAGAATGATTGTTCGCGCGCCAGCATCCAGCCGTCGATGATATAGGACGCCGGCTTGACCTTCCGGGTGGCGACCTCGCCGATGGAGATCCGGCCCAGCCGGCTTTCGCGCGGCGGCGCCAGCATCCGCAGCGTTTCCGCTTCAAACGCCGCGAAGTCCTGAATGATGGCGGAATCGGGCGATGGATGTGCGTTCATGGCGGCGACGCCCCGCTGACCTGCAGCTTGGCGAGAATCGCGGCGTTTTCTTTATCGATGAACCAGCCGCAGTTATAGCCGCCGGTTCCGATCCGGACGCCGTGGAGTGCCAGACGTTTCCGCATCCTGCAGATCACGGTGTCGACGATCTTGGCGTCAGGCGCCCGGTCGGGATCGGGATAGGCCGCAACCATGATCCGTTCCCGGGTCAGCGGCGTCGGCGACCGGCCAAGCAGCGCCTCCAGAACCCTCTTATCGAGATTCGTCAATCCGAGGTCGGGCGCCCAATAGATCTGCGGCGCCAATTGCTCGCGCAGCTGCCGGACCTCTTCCTCAAGCTCCTCGATCCTGTCGCTTTGCGCGCGGATGCGATCCAGGTGCCAGGCAATGGTGGCGGCTTCGTCACGCATCGAGGCGCGCCTTTTTGCCGTAGAATTCCGAGGCGGTTTGCAGAATAGCGGCGACCAAAGCCACGGCATCAGCTTGCGACATCACGGAGGCGGCAAAATCGTAGGCGTGGACGACGAGCGCCGTGACGACGTCCTTGACGACCTCGGACGGGTCGATGTCCTCTTGCTCGGATGAGGCGACGGCGCCGGAAACCAGCATGTCGAGCGCATCGTCGAAGCGGCCAAAAAAGGCTGTTTCGGATGTTTCTTCGGGTTCGTCGTCGATATCGTCCGTCATGCCGCCACCACTTCTTCCGCGCGGCGCAGCACGTCGTTGAAATCGCAGCCTGCCGGCGCCATCGAAATCGAGACCTCAAGGCCTTGGCCCCGGAAGCGGCGGGCACCGGTCAGAAGCTTTGCGCGGGTTGCGTGAGGATCGCTGTCGCCGTCGCCGATCAGGATCAGGTTTTTGACCTCAGATGGCAGGATCATGCCGGGATGGGCGGGGTCGGGAACCCCGTTCTGGATCGTCTGGTTGGCGTGCTTCGGATGCGGGATCGTGTCCGTCGAGGATCCCGACATATTGCCGAGATTGACGCCGCAGGCGACGGTGACGTCCTCCGGCCCGTAGCCGAGTTGCCACCATGACAGCGTCGTCTCGATCCCTTCACCAATCGCCACCGTCTCGCCGACAGGACCGAGCCGGATCAGGCCGCCCATCATCTTGCGGAAGACCTTCTTCGCCTTGTTGCGCTTCTGGTCGCCGGGCGGGCGCAGTTTGACCGGCCTGTCGTGCTCGATATAGGTCCGGTGGATCCCGATGATGCGGCCGTGGACATCGCGGATCGCGGCGACCATCGCGTGCCAGCGTCCCAGCATCGTCAGGTCTTCGGCCCCAGCATCGGCGTAGCCCCAATATTCTAGGTTGGGGATGAAGCGCAGATCGGCGGCGAATTGTGGTCTGAGACGGATGCCTCGGAATTCGAGATAATCTTCGGCTCTCGTGTTCTGAATCGGCGCCGCGGATTCGAACATCTCCGTCGCCGCGACCACCGCTTCGTCGACCTCGTGGCGCTCCTTGACCGCCTGCTCGATCTTATGTTCCTCGCGCTCCTGGCGCCGCTCCCGCATGATTTCGGGATCAGGGCGATAGGCGGCGTCGCGGCCGGGCGCATTTTCATTGAGAATGAATTCGCACGCCGGAACGAATTCGCAGCCCTGGACGTGCATCACCATCCCGATGACGCCGCCGCCCTCGGCGCTGCGGCAGTTGAAGACTTGCTTGGCGATGTTCAGGCTGAACCGATCGGTGCCGCCGCACTTCGGGCATGGCCCCTGGAATTCCTTCGCGCCGGCCTTTTTGAGTTGGGCGCCGAGACGGTCGGCGACGCAGCGGATATCGGCTTCCTTGGCGCGCGCGACCCAGTCCTGAAATGCAATATCGTCCGGCATCGGCCGCACCTTTCACCAAATGGATTTCACGACCGCAAACACGCCCCATCCGATCAGCACGGCATATGAGGCGAGCGCCACAAGGGAGCCGGCATCCTGGCGCCGGAACCAATCGACGATGCGGCGCGGCTTCGGCTTCTGCGGCGGCGACGGCATCAAATCGAGGCCGGTGCGGCGGCAGACCGCTGTTATTTCGTCGGGACAATGCTGGCGCAGCACCGACATCGCGGCGGCCAGCGCCTGTTCGAGATAGATCGCGCGATGATCGGCGGGGAGCGTGGTGACGGCCCATTCCAGACCGGTGCGGAACGCCTCGTAGTGGCATAAGCGGATCAGGTTCTGTTCGGATTCCGTGGTCACTGCTAAAACTCCACGTCGAAAAGGATGTCTCCGGCCAAAATCTCGCGGGCGAGGGTCAGTGCCGCCGCGTGGTCGATTTGGTGAAATTTCAGCACGGCATCCACGCGCGACGGCACGCCGAGCTTGTGCAAAACCTTGCCCATATGCGCCTTGATCGTTGGTTCGCTCACGCCAAGTTCGAACGCGATTTGCTTGTTCATCAGCCCTGCGCTGGCGAAGGCCAGCGTTTCAATCTCGCGAGGCGTCAGCGGCTCCTTGCTCATTGGGTCAACCTTTCTGCGCAGCCAGAGCCGCGTCCGGGTCTTGAATCGCCACCGGCCGCCGCCGCGCGAAATGCGCATCTACCATCCCGCCGATCAGCAGCGCCGGCGCGAACCCCTTCAGCGAAGCCTCGCGCGCGATGTCCGTAGCCGTGACGTCGCCGACGATGATCAGCATCGCAGTCTGGTTCGGCCCTCTCCGCAGCAGCGGGACGCCGTATCCGGACAGCATCGCCCGGATGCGGGCCGCGTCCGTGTTGCCAATCAGGTCGGCGATGGCGCCAGCATCCTCCCCGGCACCGGCCAGATAGATCGCGCGGGCATGTTCGGCGGGAAGATAGGTGCGGGGGCGGCCTTTGGATTTCATTGCGGGCTCCCTTCGCCGGGCCACTGCATGAGGACCGAATAGGCCCCGTGCGGCAGTCCGAGATCGGCGGCAAAAACCCAGCCGCGCGCCTCATAGGCGGCGCGCTCGGCGTGGCGCACGTATCTGAACCAGATCACATCGCCCTCTTTCATCTCCCCCTCCGATATTGCTTCTGCTCGATCAGCTCGCCCAAGATGAAGTTCGCCGCGATATCGAGGCATCTGGCGCGATGCTTCCGGGACCAGTGGCCGTAGACCTTGAACATCCGCTCCTCGTCGTTTGCGATCTCGCGCAAGGTGGCGAGCAACTGGCTCATCGGAATCGGCCCATCGGCATCTGCGGCGACACGCTCATCGCTCAAAGCACCAATTCCTTCGGCTCGGCATCCTCGCGGTCCGTCTTCCTGACGCTGCCATCGGAATAGCCGACGGGCCGCAGGGCACGGGGCTGATAGGCCCTGACACGGTGGCAGGCGCAGTAGGGCCCGGCGCCGTCGCGTCTGTCGCCGCAATAAAGAAAGGATTCGCTGCCGGGGTCTCCCATCGGCCAGCGGCAGGAATCGGGCCGCAGATCGATGATCGTGACGCCTTCGCCGGCTAAAGCCCGCGCGTCGTCGCCGGCGCGGTCGTTGCTGGCCGCGTTGGTGCGGAGCCGCTCGATGAAGGCGTTGGGCTTCCGAACGCTCTTGGCCGCGAGATTTTGAGCCCGGCGCGCATCTTCCATCTTGGCGCGGCCCTCACCCATGGTCGGCGTCGGCGCAAGCGGGGCGATGGCGCAGAGTTTGATCGGTTCTTCGGTTTTCGCGACCGAGATGCGGCCTGAAAGTCCGAGGCGATTGATTTTGCCGATGACGGCATTGCGGGTGCATTCGGGGCCGAATTCGGCGGCGATCTGGCCGGCGCTCCAGTTTTGCGCCCAGAGCTTTTTCAGTTGTTCAACGTTGGCTTCTGTCCATCCCCAGGTCATGCTGCGGCTCCGTCAAATTTGGTTTGCTCATTCCCCCAGGTCGTCCAACCCGGGCGGGTCTCCCGCGCGAAAATGTCGGCGCGATTGACCGCGCGCGGATAGAGGGACTCGGCGGCGGCGTAGGCTTCATCGGGCTTGCGGGAATGTTCGCGGACCGGGCCTTCGATGACGGTGCGAACGCTCTTGGCCGTCAAAGGCGCGCCGAGCGTCGCGATGATGAAAGGTTCCGAGGCGCAGCGCAGGCGTTGGCCGGTGCCGAACGCGAGCTTGCCGTGCGCGGTGCGCTTGACCCAGACGCCGGTTGTCGAGAACGTCAGGCCCCAGCGGCGGGCAACGGCGATCTGCTGGTCGATCATGGCGTGGGTCGCCCATATCCAGAAGATCGCGTCGCCGCGCCCGAGCATGGCCACGGGAAGAGCCGCGATGTCATCGAGCGACATCAGGGAATATTGGCCGCCGGCGCTTTTGGCCGTGACGCCTTTCGCGGACCGCATTTCATGCGACCACGGCGGGTCGATCATGATGAGGTCGAAGGAGAGCGGGCGCAGGGCGCCAAAGGGCCAGTTGCTCATGGGGCCAGCGCCTTTATCTTCGACGGCGTTGTCCCTCGTCCGACCTCGACCTGATGGATGTAGCCCTTGCGCTCGAGCGCGACGAGAACCGCGTGGATGGCGCCTTTCGAGACGTGCGCGGAATCGCAGATATCGTTGCGGCTGATCTGCGAGACACCGTCTTCGCCCGCCGCCGCCCTGATCGCCTCGAACACCTTCGCCTGCGTTTCCGTTAATTCCTCCTGCGGCGGCACATAGCCCGCCGGGATCAGATGCCATGCCGGCGAGTCGCTGCGGCGGACACGCGCCGCCTGCCCCGAATCGTGCAATTCGCGCATGGCCGCGCGGATATGCGCCTCATCGGCGTCCATTCTGTCTGCGAGGACCTTGCTTGTCGGCCCCTTCGGAAAGACATCGATCAGCGTCGGCAGAAATTCCAGCACCTGGCCGGCAAGGCTGTTCGGATCGACCGGGCCTTTCCTGACCTTGGGCGAGATGGACGGACGGACGGCGGACGGGGTCGCCTCGACAATCGGCCCGACCGGCATGTCTTTTTTTGTCCCCTCATTTGAGGGTGTAAAAACCAACTCGCGCGTGGAGGCCTCTTCCTCGCGCGCCAGTTTGACGATCAGCTGCGCGACACCGAATTCGACCATGTTGTCCGACTTGGCCGCGAGGATTTCGCCTAAGGCGATGATGGTCTGGAGCGGCGTCATTCGGCTGCCGCCTTTCCGAGCAAGGCGTCTCGGATCAGCATGATGCAGGCGCGCTGACGATCCTGCCCCGTTTTCGCGGCGTGGGTGCGTGCCGCGTCGTCAAGATCGGGAATCGTCGCCATCGCCGCCGCGATCTGATCGTCGCTGAAATCCCTCGACCACGCATAGGCGTCGTTTTCGAGCATTCTACGAACCGCGCGCAGCGGAACAGAGGTGATCGGCGTCAATTTCGCCTTCGCGCAAATCGACAGGACCCGCGCGACTGTCTTTTCGCCGGCGCCGCCAAGAACCGTCCTCGCCTCATTAAGCGCGATCAGTTGGCCGGGCTCGAATTTGTTCCTGGCGACGGCTCCGCGGGGAATGGCGCACCCTGCTTCCTGCGCGATACTGGCCAGTTGCGCGGCCGAACCGACGCCGGCGGCAACCTCGGCATGGAAGACGTCGAACGCGCTCATATTCACCCGCTCGCGGTTATGCGAGACAAAGGATCTGGCGCGGTCCTCGACCTTGTCGGCGCTGACGATGAGAACCGGGATTTTGAACGGATCGGGATGGCTGGCGGCGCCGATCGCCGTGTGTTGGCCGTCGATGATGAACAGGCCATCCGGCGTCTCGGCGCAGATCGGCGGCTTGAATTTCGCCCATGACCATTCCGTCGCGATCTTGCGAATCATCCGAATGGATTTGCCGGAAAGATTGCGCTGATAGCTCGCCTCGATTCGCAGTTCGGTCGGATAGACCATGCGGATTTCGGGCGCGTCGGCGGAGACAGGCGCCGGCTTCGGCGACGGCGGCAACTGGATCGGCGTCACGGGGCGAACGGCGCCAGACTCCCCCTCAGTCGTCGCGGCATCCGAAGCCCGCGCCGCTTTCTCCAGCGCAACATCGACGGACTTCTTGCCGTGCTTCCAGAACAGAACGCAATTGTCGACGGTCGCCCAGCACAGCGCGCACGTCGCGCAGCAGGCGGTAGCGTCGGTTTGCGCCGGGCAGACAATCGCCTGAATTTCGTCCTGGCTGGCCCCGTCGATATCGTCCTGGTTCTCGACCACCATCGCGCCATCGACCAGCGCGGCGCCGAAAGACCAGCGGATGCGGAAGCGGTCGGGATATTGCGCCTTGACGCTCGCGATGGCGTCGCCGATCTCATCGCCCTCCAGCGCCGTTTCGAGGCGGTGGGTATAGCCGTAGCAGGCGACGTTCGGGTATTGCGCCAGGATGTCGAGCCAGAACGCGACATACTCGACCGAGGGAAAATCGCCGAGGACATGGAGCCGGATCAGCAAGCCCTTCTCGGTTTTCAGTAGCCCGGCGATTTCTTCTTCAAGCCGGGCGAAGAAAATGTCGGGGTTCTCGATCCTGTGGCGGCGCGCCATCTGCATCGCGTTGCCGTAACAGCCGGCGCGCATGTCGCAACCCAGCGGGCAGGTCGCGCGCTCTTCCAGCGACAGGCAATAGAGGCCATAGCCCTTGAAGGCGCCTTTTTCGACCGTCTTGCCGATCTTGCGATTGTTGAAACCCGAGATCAGGATCCGGTCGGGAGTCGTCGCCAGAACCGGAACGACCGTGGACGGAAACAGCGTCCTGTTCTCGCGCATGGCGGCATGATCGGGCGGAAGTTCCCAGATCGAGCCGGGATCAAGCGCGGGTTTTTCGGTAAAGCGGCGGTCGCTCATGCCTGACGCCCTCCAAACACCGATTCCACCGTCTCCGCCGGCGTTTCGCCATGCAGGATCAGTTGCGAGGGGATGGCGCGGGCGTAATGGGCGGCGCCGTACTCGAAGAGGGCCAGGCTGTCCCCGCGATTATCGTCTTTGCAGTCGCGCGGCATCAGTCCGAGTTGATGGCATCGCGCGACAACGGCCTTCTTCGGCTCAGAGGGGCGCGCTGCGCCGAGAAAGTGCTTGCGGACGGTCTGCACATTGGCGGAGACGCACCGGACGCCGTAGGGGCCGCATAGCGTCTCGACGCCGCCGATCAGGCGATGCAGGAGCGAAATCGTTTGCGGGTTCGAGCGGAACATCGGCTTTCTGCCGTCATCTTTCCAATCGATGAACGCCCCGATATTGACCGGCGCCTCGATGATGACGAGGTCGGGAATCCGCAGGCTGAATTCGTCGCGGAGCCAGATGCCGAAACGGCGGCAGGCCCTCGATGGATCGTCTTCCGGCGATTTGAGCCGGACGCTTCCGGATCGCGGCGTCGTGCCGGCCTCGCCAATGGCGAAGCCCAGTTTCACGGCGATGTCGAGGGCCATCAGATGCATGGCGCGTCAGGCCTCGTTCGCGTCGGCGCCGGGAAGGCCAATCGGCTTGATGCCCGTTTTCAAGCGCCTGATGTTTTCCGTCACGCGGGCGGCATCGAAAGAAACCTCGGGACCATCGCCGAATTTGACCGTCGCCGTGACGCCCTTATCCTTGAGAAACCCGGGGCGCAGATCGGCGTCGTCATCGCCCTTTTTCGCGTCATGCGCCTTCACGGCAGCATCGAACAAGTCACCGTTCTGCGCGATCTCGCGCATCAGCTCGTAGATGGCCGAATCGTCCTCATCCTCGGGCTCAAGGTTCGCCAGCCGCTTTTCGTAGGCGCGCTTCGCCAACTCGGATTTGACGTAGGCCTTGAACGCCTTCGACGGCAGCCCGGCATTTTTGGCTGCGTCGTAGAGATCGGCTAGCGGCTCCCGGATTTCCTTGCAGATGCGAAGATTTTCCATCTTCTGATCGTCAAGCTTGGAATGAATCGCGAGGATTTCCCCAGCCCACCGCGCCAGCACGGTTTTGTCGATGCTGTTCTGACCGTGTTCACTCATGCCCTTTTGCTCCGTGAAAAAAGTTTCAAACACCGGAACCGACACGGCCCGGCGCGGTTATGCAGTCATCGCCGCACCTGGGCCGCGCTCAGCCGGGCCAGCAGCCGCCGCAGCGGACGGACGACACCGGCGCGCAGTCCGATTTCGGGCAGCGACAGAAGAAGCGCGACGTTTTCCGAGATGAAAACGAGTGCGTAAACAAAGGGCCACGCGATGCCCGCGAGCCACCTTCCCAAACCGTCCGACATCGCCCTGCGCCCATTCAAGGATCGCCTGGCTCGTTACGCGGCCGGGCTGATCGCAATTTGTCCAAGGCGCCAGCGGACAGCCGGCGCCGCCCTTTACTTCGCGCGGAGTTCGGCCAATCGCCGTTCGCGTTCGGAAATCTGCTGTTCCAACTTGCGCGTCATCTCGTCGCGCACGGCGGCCTTGAGCCAGCCGGGCGAGTACGCGACGCATGACGCGAACGCTTCCGGCCCATAGGCCAGCAGCAGCGTCGCCAGCGCGGTCCCATTCGGGTTCGTTTCCCCGGAAAGCCATTTGCGGACGGTCGCGGCGGGAACGCCGCAAATCGCCTCGACAGCCTCAGCCGTCTTGTTCGGATGCTCCTGCCGCAAGAAGGCGACGAGGCCCGAAAAATCTATGAGATGTGCCCGGAAACGGGCGCCGATCGAACCGGACAATTCCAAACCCCCGTGCGAGATTTTACGCACTGGAACGGGGGATGTTTTCTGATGCACGGTATCGACGAAGGTCATCGCGAAGACGCCTCCGCACGGTATTTCCTGGACGGATTGACAATCAGACGGCGGCATCCGGGCGCGGCAACGCCTTGGCCAAAGAAACCTCGAAAAATGGACGGCGAGGCCAAAGCCAAGCCGCCCAAGTCGAGGAGGGAATCGCCCCAGAAGGGGCGAATGTTCGCGATGTCAGTCGCGAACGGCGGACGCGCGAGATCGCGCGAATAGGACGAGGGCCTCTCCGAATTCCACAATGAATAACGGCCTTGCGGCCCCCGCGTCGCTCGATGGTTCGGAGCGTGTTTGACCAGCCCGCCCTCGGAGGCACTGGTGGAGGGAGCGGCGCGGGTGGATGAACGGGAAATCGCGACCGCGCCAACGGTCGCTTTTTTTTCGCCAAGCTCACGATCTTGGCCAAGGTTACGACCCAAGGCGAGTTCAGGCGGGCGGCGCCGAAGGGAAATTTTCATTCCGCGTCGCCTTTTTTCAAACCCGTGGCGGCGGGGCCAGCAACTGTGCTGACGCGCCCCGCCGCCGCCCCTACCATCGCGGAGGTCGAATCGCACGATGGAGAAGACATGTGCCCCAAAACCCCAGACCCGACTTGGTCATCATCGCCTGGTACAGCCGCGACAATTTCTACCGCATCAGGCAGATTGAGCCCGACGGCGGGGGCTTGCACGAAACGTTCGAGGAGTGGCTTGAAGAAGCCCAGCAAACGGTCTTGAAGATCGCCGCGACCGGCGTCCGGATAGAGCGGGTGGATATCGATCCGGATGCGCTTCTCGCCTACTGCCGGGCGAGCAACATCAAATGCGACGAGCAAGCCAGGGCCGGATTCGCCCACGTTCTGGCAAGCGCCCGCCACGCCACGAAGCAGTAGATCGGGGGCGGTCATGACGCGTCTCCGCCAGCACCCGACGCAGGGGCGACTAAATCACCGGGTGCAACCTCGCCGTTGGTCGCCTCGCTGATTTTGACAGCGAGCTTGAGCGACGGCGTTTGTTGGCCTTTTTCGACCTTGCTCAAAAAGCCCTTGCTCGCCCCGATGGTGCGTCCGAGCTGCTCAAGGGTGACGCCGGTCTTTTGGCGATATGCGCGAAGAATGTGAACCATGGCGGACATAGTTGCTTATCAGGCAACTTACGTCAAGCGAAAAGTTTCCTATTGGGTTAACGACGGCGCGGCGCGAGTTTCCTAAAATCCGTAAATGCCAAAGATTGCAAAAATTCATGCAGATAAGCGCCCGATCCGCATTCACTATCTGGTTGAATGGCTGGAGACGCGTCACATGATCCAGGCCGATCTGGAGAAGCTTGTTGGCGTCAACAAGGCTACGGTTTCGAAGTGGTGCGGCGGATCGCTCCCATCCGAAAAAAACCTGTTGCTGATTTGCGACGCACTCTCAATCGAACCGAACGACCTATTTCGCCACCCCAAAGACGATTGGCTGTCGAAGCTTTTTGCCAACCATAAGAAAGAAGATAGCGATCGGTTGAAAATAGTAATCGAGAACGCTCTTCCGAGAAAATCGGGGTGATAGATGAAAAGATATATATTGCTTGTTCAATCTCTTAGAAAGATACCGATTTCCAAAGGCCAACTTTCAGAGATAAAAAGGCTTCTTGGAGAGCAAACGACCCCCGTAATGGCGTGGGGAATCGGTCTCTCCATCATTTTTGCTACAGAAAAAAGCGCAAAAGAAATCTCTTTTTCTATAAACGCGGCAATGGGAGATCATCACCAGATTTCTGTTTTTGAAATTGGGCCTGATTACTCTCAGTTTGGGACCGATGCGCAAAATCAGTTCCTAAGGCCGCTGCGCTAGACCCAATAAATTTTGTCCTGTAGCTCGATCTGAAATATTCCCGAAAACCGCGATCAGACAAAAACTGCTTTTGGCCGAATATTCTCGCCAGCAGAGCCTCTTGGCGCCATTGACGGATGGTTGGAATCAAATAACGGATGCGATCCGCAGTTTCAGCTATCGCCGTTGCCCACATCTGCTCACCCAAGTCGCCAGTGTTCGCGGGATGATACCGCAATTTGCGGAAAAAGCATCCCTCGCGCGGCAAACTAAGCTCACGATGAAGATTCTTGCGACCCTCAAGAGCGATGGGGATTGGTCGCCAATCTGCCAGCGACAGTTCTGTGGCGGATCAGGAGGGCGGCGTAGGCCGCCCCCTCTCACGTTGCCAGGTCACTTCTCGCCGGCTTCTCTCCGGTATCCGAATCCAGCCGTAATATAGATAACTAATAAAACCGCGCGTGTTCTTAATGGATTTTCGCATGTGCGCACAGCCACGCGGGAAATATCGCGCGCGTGCGCAGGGGACGGTTTTTGAAACTGGTTCAGGCCGCAATTTCCTTCCTGTGAAAAAGGTTGCTTAATGGGCAACATTTCGCTTGACGCCTGTTTCTTATTAGGCAACATTAGCCCCATCGAAACCCGATGGAGCCGCTGACATGCCGACCGATGCCGATCCCGAGATTCAGCTACCGACGTCGTGTGTCAGCGCTCTCGTCAACGGCGAGCCCATGATCGCCGACACCGTCTTGGCGGAAGCGCTTGGTTTTTCTCGTGGTCGTAAAATCCGGGAAATTATCGAACGCCACCACGACGAGCTTTTGTCCTATGGCAAGCTGCAAACCGGGACGGTTACCACTCACGGCGGCACGCGCCCCACGGCGGGGCGCGTCTATTTCTTGACGGAGCATCAAGCGCTTCTCGTCACGATCCTTTCGAAAGCCCCAAGGGCCCCCGCCGTCCGCCGCGCCCTGATCGAGTGTTTCGTCGCGTTCCGCAAAGGCCAGCAACCCCGCCCGCAACCCCAAGTGCGCGGCCCTGCCGAGCCGACCCGCTGCGAATGGCGCGGCAAAGAACTCATCCGCCGGCACAAGCTCGACCTCGCCCGCGCCGTCATGGCGCTCGATGACCTGGGCGTCGACGTCCTCGCCATCGACATGCGCGCGGTCGTGCAGTTTTCCCGCTTTCTGTCCGGCCGCGAGCCGGCGCCTGTCACCACCAAGGGAGCCTAACCCGATGTCCGCCCACTTCGCCCGCACCGGCCTGCAGCAGGCCATCGACGACGCCATCGCCAACCTCGTCGCCGCGCGTCTGGACACGATCTGCCACGCGGTCGTCGACGAAACCGACCCCGATCATCTCCGTGCCCTGTCCGGTCTGGCAGCCAAACTCGCGACCAAACTCGACCCGCTGTTTTTCGCAATCGTGGTCGAAGGCGGACTGGCGACGGCGGCGGTCCCCGATGGCCACGAAACTTACGTCACCGACGCCGTCGCCGGGAACCTCGATTGGAGCCTGACGCACGCGGCCGAGGAGATCGAGGAGAGCGCCGGCGCGCGCTCCGATTTCGCCGAGCACAACACGCTCAATCATCGCCAGCAGTTTTGAGGGAGGAAGTCATGATGGAATTTTATTCAGCGTCCTTTTTCATCCGCGAAAAAATCGGCGCTCATGTCGGTGTAAATGCCTTGAAAATCCACACTCACGACAGACCGCTCGACCCCAGCATCGTCCTCTATTACCCCGAGGGCGAGCGCGAGAAATACGCCCGCATCGCCGCCGCGATCAACGAAATCATGGCCGAAGACGACGGCGTCGACGCGCCGCTCGTCGAAGCCATCGCCAGCGACACCTTCACGCCCCTCGGGGAGGCTGCGGCCACCGTCGTCGCCGGCCTGACGCCGGAAGCGGACGGCGTTGAAACGCTCGCCAGCGCTGCGGAGTGACGACGATGGCCACCAAAATCACCGCAACCATCCCGCTCCCCGGCCTGCATTTCGGTGCGGATTTCTACGTCAAGGCCGTCATCGAGGTCACGCATTTCGGATCGGCCGAATACATCCCGCCGTACAACCGGCCCGATCTGTACGACCCCGGAGGCGGACCGGACTGGACCGTCGCCGGGACGCCGGAACTGTTCCTGGACAGCGGTGGCGACGGCGAGCCGGTGGCCATCGGGCCGGAATTCGCCGCCGTGATCGAGACTCTTCTGACGACCGACAAGGCCGCCATGGAAGCGGTCGAAAGCCAGATCGCCAAATTTGCGGAAGCGGAGTGACGGCCATGCGCCCGGAAAAACAACTCCGCCCCGAAACCGCCATCGCGTTCCTGCTGGCCCTCGCGATCTCATGTTGGGGCGTCGCCATCGCGATTGCCTGGGTCATTTTCCAAGCCACCCACGGAGCAGGCCAATGAGCGGCCAAATCATCTGCCTCAAGGCCATGGAAGCCGTGCTCGAGCGGGTCAACACCCAAATCGACGACGCCTTGATCCTTGCCGACATGGGCGATTTCGACGCCGCGAGGGATGTCGTCGACGCCATCCGCGCGACCACGATCCCTGACGACGCGCCGGCGCTGTTTCTCCGCAAACGTATCGGCATCGCCTGCGACGGGCTTCTGAATCAGTTCGGGAAGACGGCGGGAGTGCTGAGCGCTTTTGATGGAAAGGAGCCGGCGTGATGCTGGACTACACCGCCCTATCCGAGGCTGTCGAGCGCCTGGGCGCCAAGCCCTTTGCCCCTGGCGTCTATTTCGGCCTCGATGAGGAGACCTATCATGCCGACCCAGCGCTGGGCTCCACCGACATGAAGCGCCTGGCCTATTCGCCCTGCGATTACTGGTTCGAGTCCGTCCACAATCCGATGCGGGTTCAGAAAGACCCGACGCCGCAGCAGCTCTTCGGCCGCGCCGTTCACAAGTTCGTCCTCGAGGGCCGCGACCTGTTCGAGGCGCTTTATGCGCCGACCAACTTCAACGGCGCGACCAAAGACGGCAAGGCCGAACGAAAAGCCATCGAAGACGCCGGCAAGACGCCGATCAAGCGCGACGATTGGAACCAGATTTGTTCGTCCGGCGCCATGATCCGGTCGAACCCTTATCTGGCAGAAGCCTTTTCGGGCGGCATGTCGGAAGTGTCGATCTTCTGGGAAGACAACGGCCTCCGCAAGAAATGCCGGATCGATTACCTGAAACCGCGCGCCAGCGTCGATCTCAAATCGATTCGCAACAGCCGGAGCATCGACTTCCGCGAGGCCTGCCGCCGCTCGCTGGCCGAGTACCGCTATGACGCCCAGGCCGAGCATTACGACCATGGCCGCGCCGCAGCTCGGACGCTGATCGCCGACGGCGCCGTGCAGGGCGACCACGATCCGGAATGGCTGCGCCGCGTCGCCGGCGCCAACGAGTGGGCCTTCGTTTTTGTTTTCTACCAAGCCGATGGCGCCCCGCTGACCTATGGCGTCAGCCTGTCTCCGGCCAATGGCCTGCGCGACATCGCGCGGACGACGCTGCGCATCGCGGAACAGAACTACCGCGACCACGTCGCGCGCTTCGGCTTCGACCTGCCTTGGGTTTTGGCGGAGCCGCTCGAGGAAATCGACATCAATAGCCTGCCCGCTTGGGCCTTCAGGAGCTGACAATGAGCAACGAACTTGTGACGGCCGACGGCGAAATCGTCGAGCAGAAACCGCTTCCCGACGTCAGTTTGGCCATCGGCCTGACCCGCGCCGAGATCGACACCCAGATCGCCACGGCGCGCGCCTGGCCGCGCTCGATCAAGCGGGCGACCGACGACATCCTGTCGCTGGCGACGCTGGACGAGGAAACCGCCGCCGAGTGCATGTATGCGCTGCCGCGCGGCGGGAAGCCGATCCAGGGTCCGAGCATCCGCCTCGCGGAAATCATCCAGCAGTCATGGGGAAATTGCCGCGTCGCCGCGCGCGTCGTCCACGTCGACCGCACCGAGAAATACGTCGAGGCGGAAGGCATCTATCACGATCTTGAAACGAACTCGGCGACGATGGCGCGCGTCCGGCGCCGCATCGTGGACTCGCGCGGCCGCATCTATTCCGACGACATGATCATCGTTACCGGCAACGCGGCGTGCTCGATTGCGAAGCGCAACGCCATCCTTGGCGGCGTCCCGAAACCGGTCTGGCGCCGCGCTTATGAGGCCTCGCAGCAGGTCGTTTCCGGCACCATCGAAACACTGACGGTGACCCGCGATAAATCGCTCAAGGCCTTCGCCAATTTCGGTGTCAAGCCGGAGCAAATCTTCATCGCCCTCGGCGTCGCCGGCCTCGAGGACGTCGGCCTCGATCATATCCCGATCTTGCGCGGCATGTTCTCGGCGCTGAAAAATGGCGAGGCGACCGTCGAGGAAATGTTCTCCGGGAAGGCCTTCGCCGCAGCCGGGCCGACGCACGAAGTCGTCAAGAACCCGCTTTCGGACAGGGAACCGGAACCGAAGAAAGCCGACGCCCCGCCGCCGCCAGCCGAGACCACCGGCGAAGTCGCCCCACCGTCCCAGGAGCATGCCACCGCCCCCGAAGACGACGAACCCACCAACGACGCCCAGGAATCGGCCCCGGAGCCGAGCCCTTTTTTCATCGCCGGTCAAAAGGCCGCGCGCGCCGGGTCCAGCCGCAAGGCGCTCCCCACCGATCTGCGGGCGCCCGGACGCGAGGCCGACGCCGCCGAATGGCAGGCCGGCTTTGATGCTGCGACCAAGGCGGAGGGCTGAGCCGTGGTCGAGAAGACGCAATATCGCCGCGGCGTTTTCCGCGCCTGCGACGCCTGCCGGTTCCTGAGCGACCAAGACGCCAAAGTCAACCGGAAGGGGACCGTGGTCGCAAAATGCCTGTCCCCGACATCGATCCATGCCGGGAAATATCGGCGCGAGGAGGACACGTGCTTCGGGTTCGAGCGCGGGGCTTCGATCGATCTTCCTGAAATCGAAAAGGTTGCGTGACCATGGCCGATATTGATTATTCATCCCTACCCGAACACCTCCGCGAGGGCGCCCAGCGGTATGTCGAGCAAGGCATCATGCCAGGATCATTCCTGCGCGCCGCGTTCGAGAACGACTTCGTTTCAGCCGTGGTCCGCGCCGACGACAAATCCGCGCTCGCGCTGCCGGAGATCGCGCGCTGGCTCATCAACGAGGCGCCCGACCACTGCTGGGGCTGCAATAATGCGGTGCTGGACTGGGTTCGCGCCGGCAAATTTCGCGCCGCTAAATCTGAAAAAGCGAGGGCGTGATGACATCCGATCACATTCATATCGTCGACGTCGAAACCACTGGCCTTGATCCCGCAACAGACCGGGTCGTCGAGATCGCCGCCGTCAAAGTCGAATTGGACGGAGCGGCGGGTCCGGGATGGGTCGCCCGAAGCGGCTGGCAATCCTTCGCCAATCCCGGCCGCGCAATTCCTCCCGAGGCCAGCGCGATCCATCACATCATCGACGCCGACGTTTCCGGCGCGCCCCTTCTCGGGAACGCCGTCGAATTGGTGATCGGTCCGGACTGGCCCAACGGCATCGATATCGTCGCCGCGCATAATGCGAGGTTCGACCGCGAATTCCTGCCGATGCTGCGAGACCAGCGATGGATCGACACCTATCGCTGTGCCCTGCATGTCTGGCCCGACGCCCCCAGCCACTCGAACATGACGCTGCGCTACTGGCTCGGCATCGACCTGCCGCGCGAAGGCGCGCACCGGGCGCTCGCCGACGCCACCGTGACCGCGCATCTTCTGATCGCGCTTCTCAAGGATCACACCGTCGACGAACTGCTGAAGCTTTCCACCAAAGCCGTCGTCCTGCGCAAGGTCCGGTTCGGCAAACACGTCGGCAAAACATGGGCCGAAGTTCCGCTCGATTACCTGGTCTGGCTCGGGAAGCAGGACACGTCCGATCCCGACGTCAAATTCACCGTCAAACACGAATTGCAGCGCCGGAAAGAGGACGCCTGACCATGCTGAAACACGGCGACGAAGGTTTCGACGAAGATCTGCGCGAGGCCCGCCACGAGGCCGCAGAGCGCAGGCACGCCAGCCGATGCCGATGCGGAACCATCCCCGGTTTTGGCTGCCCCGGCCCGGAGCGGTGCCCGTTTTCCGGGGCCGACGATCATGACGACGAAGACGAAGTCGATGAGGGCTTCGGCGAATTTGACGACTGACCAACCGCTTCAACCCAGAAGGAAAATCAACACATGCAAAATCCGTCTTCCACAATCCACGATTATGACCCCGCCAAGGGAATGGCGTTCCAGGGTGACGTGTCCATCATTCCGATCCCCAAAAAGATCAAGATCGACCGCAGCGATGAAATCGCGCCGATCAAGATGCATGGCCATCCGGCGTATGTGCCTGAAATCCCGTTCGCCGTGCGCGTCCGCGATCTGCTTTCCTATGACGCCGAGACCGGCGAATTCAAATGGCGGAAAACGGTCGGTGGAACGGCGCGGGAAGGAACTGTCGCTGGTTCTGTCAATTCGGCTGGCTATACGCTCATCAAGGTTGATGGCGCGAAGCACCAAGCCAGCCGCCTTGCGTGGCTTTATGTTCATGGCCAATGGCCAGAACACTATATCGACCATATCAACGGGAACCGGGTTGATAACCGCCTCGAAAACCTTCGGGAAGCGACGCCCGCGCAGAACAGGCACAATTCTGGCCCAGCGAAAAATAGCACGTCAGGGATCAAGGGCGTTTTCTGGAATTCAAAGCGGAACAAGTGGCAGGCGCGGATTTGCCTTGGTGGAGATGTTCGCCAGCATCTTGGATATTTCCACGACCTGGACGCGGCGCGGGATGCTTATGCGGCGGCAGAACTCACGCACCATCAGGCCTTCGCCGCATCTGGGCGCCATTTGATTTTGGCCGCTGGCGAGACGACCGGTCACCATCACGCGATTGCGCTTCTGGACCGCTCGGCGGACGCCATTGCGCCGGTCAAGACGTCGAAAGCCGTCCAGGACCTTATGGCCGACGCGCAAGCGGGCAAGATCGCCGTTCCGACCGCGCGGCTTTACCGCGACCCTGCCGCCGTCGAGTCGATGCGCGCCGCCGGCATCATCACCCGTGTCGATCTCGCCGTCGCCGTCCTGATCGTCGAAACCGGGCCGATGTGCCTCAGCCATGAAGAGCACGACACGATCCGCATTCCACCCGGCGAATACCTGATCGGGCGCCAGATCGAGAGCGCCGGCGCCGAGGAAAGGATTGTCGCCGACTAAGTGCTGTTTGCGCGCCCGTCCGAGCGGCGGGCGTTCCAAACCGCATTTGGCTGGAGGTTTATCATGTCTCAGAAAATCATGTCGTTGACGCCTGAACAGAAAGCGCGTTTTCCAGAATTCGTCCGAAAATGGACGGAGATCGGGCTTTCGACCAAATCCGCAGATCGCGACCGCGCCGAGCGCGCCATTCGCGGCCTCTACGCGCTGGCGAAGCTCAAAGAGCCGCGTGTCATCTGGTTACCTTGCCCGATCAGCGCCGCCTTGAGTGCGGTTTGCTACGCCGCGATCATCCAGCATCGACTCGTCGAGGGCGGCGATAAAAACGTCGCGGTGCGCTCGGCGGTGGACTCGGCGGTGGGCTCGGCGGTGCGCTCGGCGGTGCGCTCGGCGGTGTACTCGGCGGTGTACTCGGCGGTGGGCTCGGCGGTGGACTCGGCGGTGGACTCGGCGGTGGACTCGGCGGTGCGCTCGGCGGTGGACTCGGCGGTGGACTCGGCGGTGGACTCGGCGGTGCGCTCGGCGGTGGACTCGGCGGTGCGCTCGGCGGTGCGCTCGGCGGTGTACTCGGCGGTGGACTCGGCGGTGGGCTCGGCGGTGGGCTCGGCGGTGCGCTCGGCGGTGGACTCGGCGGGTTGGTCCTTCTTTGGCGGCTCACTCTGGAATTCCGGATATTCAGCCTGGGCGGATTATTTCAACGAGGCGTGCGCGGTCGCCATAGACCGCAACTTTCTTGAAATGACCGCGAGCGCGGGGTTCTACTGGACGCTGGATGGCATCTGCTTCGCGTCGGAACGCCCTTCTGAAATCCACCTCGATCAAGGCGGCCAGCTGCACGCCGAAGACGGCATGGCGATCCGCTATGCCGGCACCGGATGGGGCCTCTATTCCTGGCACGGCTACCGCATCCCTGACGATCATTCGTGGATCATCACGGACAAGGCGCGCATCACGGCGGAATCCATCATGGCGGAGCCGAACGCGGAACTGCGCCGCATCATGTGCGAGGTCACCGCGTTCGATCCGATCCGCGCGATAGCCGAGGTCGTGGCCGAGGATGTGGACGGAAACGGCCACGCCCGCCGGCTGATGACCGCAAATATCAAAGGCGACGTGATCCGCATCGTCGAAGTCCAGAACGGCTCGCTTGAGCCGGACGGATCGCGCCGCAAATTCCTGCTCGGCGCGCTCGCTGGCCGGACGCCCCACGACGTCATTGCCGCCAGCTACGGCATCAATTCCAAGTTTTACATCGAAGCTGTGAGGACCTGAGCCATGGCCCTTTCCCAGACCCAAACCGCAGCCCTATCCGCGCTCACCACCGAGCCCCTGACCCTTTCGACCGAATGGGCGACCAACGGCGAGCGGCGCCAGCTGTTCTTTTTCGCCAATGCCGCGACCAAGGAGTCCGGCGTCCGGATCAGGATTTCCGATATCGCGACGCTTTCCGCCTTCGGCCTGGTCGAGATGATCGACGACCCGAAAGACCCGGAGTCGCTGACGATCAAGGCGACGGCGCGCGGGTTGGCTGAGGCCGGCAAGTTGAAGGATGCGGCGTGATGAAAAAGCATGAGCCCACACTCGCAGATTTTGTCCACATGGCGGTTGGTAAATCTTTAGATGATGCAATGAGTGGCGGCATCAGCGCGTTGGCGACAAGAATTAATGAAGCACAAAGATTTGTATTTTCCGAAACCGCACTAACTGCTTGCGAAAAGTTGTCTAAATCGAGGCCGTCTTCACTGCTCGAAGCGACTAAATTTTGTCGCATACCGTTTCAAACAACATGGTTTGAGTGGTCAACAGGTAATGATACCCGAACGCTTAAAATGGACCATTGGAACCCAGAATTAGACGTTGAAGCCCCGGTGCGTATGGGTTTTCTAGCTGAATGCCTAGATGAAACGTACCGGCGGTTTGGACTAACACTTGTCTGGGCTCACTCGCCATCATCTAGTCTGTTTGCCAAAGCATTGCGCCAAGAAAATGGGGCAACCGCGAAAGATGTGCGGGCCAAGATAGGGTATCCGGTCGAAATTTCGTCTATTGGATATGTTATCAATTGGGATCGTGATTGGCCGTTAACTATCAACCCGCCTGCGGAGCCAATTCCGCGCGGATCATATACAAAATTCAGCACGAACAAGACAGAAATGGAAGCGATGCGCCAGTTGAATCGTAATCGCATTCCTACCTTTACTCCTTATACAGAAAAGTTTTGTGAAACGGTTCGAAAGGCAAATCACAGCCAATTTGACCGAATGATGAAGGCTTCTTCTCAAGACTGGGAAGGGGAATATCAAAAGATAATTGCAATTATATGCATGATGAACAGTCGTAACTGCGTATCTACTGAAAAGGTCGAGTTATCTAAGTTTAATAAAGCCCGTAACGCAGGGAATAAAAAACCATTCCTCTCTTATTCATCAGTCGAAATCAATCTATCCAGGAATGACGCGCGCCGCGCAGAGAGCGCCAATGCGAGCCCGTCAGAGATTAGACAACATATCGTTATGGGCCATTTCAAGGTTCGGAAAGGTGGCGTGTTTTGGTGGAACCCATTTTTACGCGGTGACGCGACGTTGGGAGAAGTACGACGCACCCATTATTCGGTTGTCAGCAAATGACCCACCGCACCCGTTCCGCCCTCACCGACATCGCCCTGCGCTTCATGACCGCGCTGGCGTTCGTAGTCTTTGCTTGGTCGGTTTCCGAGATCGTCGAAATCCGGTCCCGACCGAATATCCCGGTCTTTCATCGGATCGAGCCGCAAACACCATGCGTGCCGGATCGGTCGCGGGTGAAGCGGTTTGCGCATCTGGGGATTGCGATATGACGCAGGCCTATCCTCTTCAGTGGCCCGAGGGCTTCCCACGCACGAGATCGCGGGAAAAGGGCCAGTTCAAGACATCGCTCTCCGGCGCCCTGAAGAATGTTCAGGGATCGCTCGTCGCCTTTGGCCGCGATAGCGGACGGAAGCTGGAGCACATCGTTTTGTCGTCAAACGTGTCTCTTGGCGCCGAGCGGCCGCAAGACCCTGGCGTGGCGGCGTGGTTCACATGGGACGGTCTGCAGGTCTGCATCGCAGTTGACCGATACGCGACGGTCGAGGCCAACCTGCAGGCAATTTACCACATCATCGAGGCGCGCCGGGTCGAGCTCCGTCACGGGACGCTGGCGCTCGTTCACGCGACGATGAAGGGATTTATCGCCCTGCCGGCGCCGGCAAAAAAGACCTGGCGAGAAGTCTTCGGATTTTCATCCAGCTTTGCCGGCAGCCGGACAGAAATCGAGGCCCGGTATCGCGCTCTGGCGAAAGAGCGTCACCCCGATACGGGTGGCTCTGCTGGCGCCATGGCGGAACTGAATGAGGCCAAGGCCGAAGCGGATAGGGAGATGACATCGTGAACGCACCGCGCGAAATCATTCTCGACTCGTTCGCTGGCGGCGGCGGCGCCTCGACCGGCATCGAAATGGCGCTCGGACGTTCGCCGGACGTCGCGATCAATCACGACGCCGACGCGCTGGCCATGCACGAGGTCAACCACCCGCACACGCTGCACCTGAATTCGAACATCTGGCAGATCGATCCCGATGCAGTCATGCCGGGCCGTCCAATCGGCCTCGCCTGGTTCAGCCCGGATTGCAAACACCACTCGAAGGCCAAGGGCGGCAAACCGCTCTCGCGCAACATCCGCGACCTGGCGTGGGTTGTTGTCCTCTGGGCGCAACGCCGCCGCCCGCGCGTGATCCTGCTCGAAAACGTCGAAGAGTTTCAGGATTGGTGCCCGCTCGACGAGACCGACCGGCCCGCCGAGGGCCGCAAGGGCGAGACCTTCCGCAAATGGGTCGGCGAGTTCAAAAAGCTCGGCTACAAGGTCGAGTGGCGCCAACTGCGCGCCTGCGACTATGGCGCGCCCACCATCCGTAAGCGCCTGTTTCTCGCTGCCCGCTGCGATGGCCGCCCCATCGTCTGGCCGACGCCGACGCATGGCAATCCGAAATCCGAAGAGGTCCAAAGCGGCAAGCTCCAGCCCTGGCGCACGGCGGCGGAAATCATCGACTGGACGCTGCCCTGCCACAGCATTTTCCTGACGCGCGAGGAAGGCCGCGCCGTCGGCGTCAACCGCCCGCTGGCCGAGGCGACCATGGCGCGCATCGCCAAGGGCGTGCAGCGCTATGTCATCGACGCGGCCGAGCCTTTCATCATTTCCGTCGCGCACGGTTTTTCAGGCGGGCGCCGCGAATATCCTATGGAAGAGCCCCTCGGCACGGTGACGGGCGGCGGGATCGCGCACGGTCTCGTCGTGCCGACAATCATCCAGACCGGCTATGGTGAGCGCGCCGGGCAGTCGCCACGTGTCCCCGGCATTGATAAGCCACTTGGCACCGTCGTCGCCGGGGGCGTTAAGCACGCCCTCGTTGAGACCGTTCTTGAGCCGGCTCCTTTTGTCACCTACGCCCAGCACGGCGGGGCGAACCGCCCTGCCGATGCTCCGCTGCACACGATCACCGCGTCGCAGAAGGACCAGAACGCGATCGTCGTGCCCGTCATCGCCGGTTGCGGCGGTCGCGCCGGCCAATCGCGACCGCGCTCGGCGGACGAACCCCTGCAGACGGTGACCACCAAGGCCGATTCCGTCCTCGCCGCCGTCCACCTGACCAAGTTCAGCGAGAACTCAGTCGGCCATCTGCCCGACGAGCCGCTGCATACCGTCATGGCCGGCGCGCCGCGTCACGGCGTCGTCGCGGCGCATATCACCAAGTTCAACACCGGATCGGTCGGCTCCGGCGCCGACGAGCCGCTGCATACCATCACCGCGAACAGTTTCATCAAGCGCCCGGGCGGCGCCGCTCCTATCGGCGTCGTCGCGGCCTTCCTCGCCCAGCATAATGGCGGCAAATGCCCCGGCTCGCGCCCGGCGGACGAACCGGTCTCGACGGTCACCGCGACCGGCGCGCAACAGGGCGTGGTTTCGGCACATCTCTTGAGCCTCAAGGGCTCGGATCGCCGAGCCAGCGACATCGAAGTTCCGCATCCGACCGTGACGGCGCAGGGCACGCACAGCGCCGAGGTGCGCGCCTTCCTGGTCAAATATTACGGCAACGACAAGGACGGCGTCAGCCCGGCCGAGCCGATGCACACCGTCCCGACCCGCGACCGCTTCGGCCTCGTGATGGTCCACGGCGAGCCTTATGAGATCGTCGATATCGGCATGCGAATGTTGCGCCCGCGCGAACTTTTCCGCGCCCAGGGCTTCCCCGATTCCTACGTGATCGACCGCCGCCCGGACGGCACAAAACTGACCGGCACGGCCTCGGTCCGCATGTGCGGCAACAGCGTCAGCCCCGTCATGGCCAAGGCCCTTGTCGCCGCGAATTACACACCGGACGAAGACGCCAAACCGACGCGCAAAAAGTCCCGCGCCAAGGCGGAACTTCCAACCCTATTCGAAGCAGCGGAATGACGCCGATGCTCGCGCGCTGTCCGAATTGCGGAAAAGGAGATCAATGATGGCTGATTATCTTTCCTCCCTGTCTCCGGGCCTGCAAATAGCCTTGGGCTTTGTGCTTTTGGTGGTCGTCTACAGCGGCATCGAGGTGGTTTTGAACGCTTGCGAGCGCCGCGCGCTACGCGACCTCCAATCCCGCGTCGATGCCGAGGTCGGCGAAGAGACCGGAGGCGGCCAATAATGGGCGAGACGACTGGAATTTCATGGACGGACTCGACCTTCAATCCGTGGATTGGATGCACGAAGGTCGGGCCGGGTTGCGACAATTGCTATGCCGAGGCGCAGGACAAGCGTTTCGGCGGCGCGCATTGGGGCGTTGGCGCCGAGCGCAAGCGCACGACGCCGGTCTATTGGAAAAACTTGAGGAAGTGGAACGCCAAGGCGCCCGCGTTCATCGCCGAGCATGGGCGTAAACAGCGGGTGTTCATCGCCAGCCAGGCCGATGTTTTCGACAATGCCGTGCCTCTCGAATGGCGTGACGATCTTTGGTCGGAACTGCGGGCCTGCCCTGATCTGGAAATCATCATCGTCACCAAGCGGGTCGGAAACGTCAAAAAAGGAAGCCATTGGGATATGGCGCCGGGCGACAATTTCCGCCCGAACGTCATCCTGCTCGCTACGGTCTGCAACCAAGCCGAGGCCGACCGCGACGTGCCGAAGCTGCTCGCGCTCAAGGGCGCCGGCGTCGTCTCTCGCATCGGGCTTTCTATCGAGCCGATGCTTGGGCCGATGGACGTGAGCGGTTATCTGCCCGATCTGGATTGCGGCCCCGGCCTCGACTGGGTCATCGCCGGCGGCGAAAGCGGCCCGGCCGCGCGCCCCTCACATCCCGACTGGTTCCGATCCCTGCGCGATCAATGCGCGGCGGCGGGCGTCCCGTTTTTCTTCAAGCAATGGGGCGAATGGATGCCGGTGACATTGTCGGAAACCGGCGCGGTCGATCCACCCTTCCCGGTTTCCGCTTTCGGTACGATGAGAAGGTGGGACGGATTTTCGTTCCGCGCATACGGATTTAGGGAAACGGTCGCGGCTTTCATGGCGCCCGGCCAAGCGGTGGTCCGCGTCGGCAAGCGCCGCGCCGGCTCCCTTCTCGATGGCGTCCAACACAAGGAGTTTCCGCAGTGACAAAAGACTACGTCCCCACATGCTTCGCCGACGAAGTCACCCCGCCGCCGCGCGCGACGCCCGATGACTGGCTCGTTCACCGCGACGGCAAATATTTCCTCACGAGCGGCGCGGCGTATGAAGACGAGGAAAGCGACGTCGCGGTCGCCCACGGCGAAGCTGTCCCCTTCTCTCGACTCGAAGAATTTCCCGACGCGACGCTTACTGTCGCGAAAGGCGGGGCGTGGACCTGCGATCCCCCGGCGCCCGAAGGCGCGCAGCATGTCATGATCGACGATGACCCTGATAGCATGGACGATTCGGTCGAAAATCTTGTCGCGAATTTCGTTCCCGATCCTGGCTGCTACGTCCTGAATTTCTACACCTGGCACGACGAAGTCTGGAGCTTCGACGCCGAGGCCGGAAAATTCGTGCGAGGCGGCCGATGAGCGCCTTCGCCCGCTCCGACCTCATCGACCTGACCGTGGGTCTTGAATTCGAATCGCCCAAAGCCGTGCGCGTCAACGACGGGATCAAGACGGCTTGGCTCCCCTTGAGCCAGATCGAAATCGAGCGCGACCAGCCCAAGCCCGGCTTCGCGAAAATCACCCTCCCGGAATGGCTCGCGCGAGATAAAGGACTGATCTGATGACCAAAACGCTCAATAAGCTGCCGGATTACAGAGAGACTATCAACCCAAAGGACAGCCTTCAGCGCGAGCTCGGAGAGCTGGCCAAGCGCCATGGACTGGCCGGCGTCGTCCTCATCCAATTCGACACTGAACGTGTCGGATGTCGCTCGTGGGGCATCACTCCGGCCATGATGAGGGCGATGGATGCAATCGGGACGCAAGTCCTGGGTGACATCAACGCGGGGCGTCACGACCCGCTCGAAGTCATCCCGGCGGAAGGTAGGGCGTGACCGATGAATTGGATAGCCCATTTACGGAAAGACCAACAATGAGCCGCCCGCGCGCCAGAAAGCTGATTGACTGCCCGCGCGACCCCATCGGCCTCTCGTCGGAGGAGGCGGCCACATTCATCGGCGTGAGCGAAACCCTCTTCCATGCCGCTGTGGATAGTGGTTCACTCCCCTCCCCGCGCCAGTTGGCCGGGCGCCTGATCTGGGACGCCGAGGAGCTTATTACGGCCTTTCGCCGCTTGCCCCGCAAAGGCGCGGCGGTTGAAAAGGTGGACGCCCCCGACAGGTGGAGGCCAAAGGCATGATGGGGCGCGCTTATGCCGGGGGATTACCCGCGCTATGTGATCGAAGACATAGACCGGCATGGCAATGTCAGGGTCTATTTCCGGCGCGCCGGCCAGCCCAAATATCGCTTCCAGTCGAAATTTCCGAGCCCGGAATGGTGGGCTGAATACCACGCCGCCCTGATCGTCAAGCCCGCGCCGGCTAAAGCAAAAAAAACCGCGAAACCGGGAAAAGACACGTTTCGTGCATTGTGCGCGGCCTACCAGGCATCCGCCGATTTTCAGAGATTAAACCGGGCGACCAAAGATCAGCGCCGCCGTGTCCTCGACTCTTGCTGCCTTGAGCCCATCACGCCGGACAGCCCGGACATTTACGGCGATATGCCCATGGAGCATTTCAATGCCGACGCGGTCGAAGTCCTGCGTGACCGCAAGATGCACGCGCCCGAGGCGGCCAACCACAGGCTCAAAACCCTGAGCCAGCTTTTCAAATGGAAAAAGATCAAGCCGAACCCGGTGCGCGATGTCGAGCGATTCAAAACCGCGAGCGGCGGCCATCACACATGGACGCAAGCCGAACTGGCGCAATTCGTCGCGTGGCATCCGCCAGGGACCAAGGCGCACCTGGCGCTCGCGTTGTTCTATTTCACCGGCCAGCGCATTTCGGACGTCGCCCGATTCGGCCCGAAACATATCGTCGGCGATGAGATCATTTTCACGCAAGCCAAGAACAAGGACCGTAAACCCGTCACGCTGGTCCTACCCCTCTTGCCCGAACTCAAGGCCCTGCTGGCGGAAATCCCGAAAAGCCAGAAGACATTCCTGATTTCGGAATGGGGCGAACCCTTCCAGTCCGTCAAGAGTTTTGGAAACAAGATGCGGGATTGGTGCGACGAGGCCGGCCTGCTTCATTGCTCCGCGCACGGGATCCGCAAGGCCGGCGCCACCACGATGGCCGAGGGCGGCGCGACGCATAAACAGATGATGGCGATCTTTGGATGGTCGAACGAAAAACAGGCGTCGAACTACATCAGGAAGGCCGATCAGAAGCGCCTTGCTGCGCAGTCGATGGGCCTTTTGCGTCCGGCGTCAACTGTCCCACTTTTGGAGCCACCGGGAAAGTGGGACAAAAAAGAATAAGTGAAAACAGTGGGTTGAAAGTCCGTTGGAGGCCTCGCCCGGAATCGAACCGGGGTGCAAGGATTTGCAGTCCTCTGCGTAGCCACTCC